AGAACCAGCAGCTCCTGCAGAAGATATATCTAAATTACCTATTCAAAAAAGAATACAAGCACTAATAGACAATGGAACAATAGTAAGTACCTCTACCCATAACTTAGGGGGAAGATTTCCTATTATAATAAATATTAATGGAGTTCCAACTCCTTTTTATAGAAGCAGTGTAGGTACAGAAGGCAAAGTAAAAGGAAATTGGTATCCATTCTTTGGATTTGGAAAAAACAAAAACAATTCATGGCTAATAAAAGGGCCAGTAAAAGATTCAAAGGAAGGATATGGAATTGCTGCTATACAAGAAATGATGGAGTATCTAAATAATACTCTTAATTGGGATCATTCAATTGACAAGGTACTTACAGTTAAAAAGCATCCATTTTTCAATGTACTTACAGTGGTATCTGAAGAAGATTTCAATAAAGAAGTATTTGGAAAAGATGTAAGTAATATCAACAAAAAAACAGCTACAGATTTTATTAGAGAACAATTAAATAAAATTGAAGAAGCACCAGCAGTTCCTGCTGTTGAAGAACCAGTGTATGATCCAGTTTTATATGAGAAGGATACTGCTATAAAAGAAGCTCTGGAAGAATCTGCTGTTAATGGTGATACATTTAAGGAAGCTCTTGAAAAACTAAATATTACTGAAGAAGATCTTCAGGAGATGATTGCTGAAAGAATGATGACAGAGTTTAAAGAGTTTGAAATATTAGTTGGTGGTTTAAAGGCTGATACGGAAATTTCTGAAGATATTAAGCATGGACTTATCTCTGAGACAGGAAAAGTTACTGAAGAAGGAAAGAAATCTATGGAAGCTCTCAATCTTAGAGAAGAAGATCCTGGTTTTAATTTAGCACAGGTGTTCTTCAATGACTGGTTAAATACTAAATCATTTAATGATCTACTACTTGGTGATCAGGCTATGACATTAAAGAATGCAATTGATCAGATTAAAAGAGCTAAGATGCAAAATGCTGCTGGCCCTAGTGCAGCTAGTATAATAGCTGCTCCAAAACATGGAATAGATCATCCCAATCAACATATTAGTTTATTAAGTTTTGATGATCCAGAATTTAAACAGAAATATGGTGTATTTGAAGAAAATACAAAACCAGGAGAAGAAGCTAATGCTCAAGTATATGGAACTGTTAAGGCATTTAGATATATGTGGTTTGGAATAGGACAACTTAGTATTAAACAAGTTGAACTTCTTGATAAGATAGAAAAGGGTGAGTGGGTTAGTTCTGAAGAGTTTTGGGGAAATGTTAGTCAAGGCATGCGAGGGTTTAAAGATGATAATGCAATGACTAACTCTAAGAAATTTGTATATGGAGATGGAAAAACATATCTCAAGTTTTCTCTTGTTACATTAAGTAAAGAGCTTACTTCCAGACTAGATGAGAATGGGAACTGGATTGCTCTTGAAACACGTAAGGAGCTTCATAATCTTAGAGTAAAGATGGAGAAGTGGGAGAGTGAGACAGATCAGAATGGAAATTTAATAAGAGAAACTATTGCTATAGCTGGTCCAGCATCTGCAATTAAGATGTTAAAAAGAAATCTTACTACAGCTACTGAAGCTTTTAGTGGAAACGATATTAATTCAGAGAATATAACAGACTTGGATGCAAATTATATGAGATTGCAGATGGTTAATCCATCAAATAAATTAGAAATAATTGATCCAACACAGATTAAAACTATTATTACTTCAGAACAAAAAGATTCAGTAGAAGTTTGGATTGGTAATAAGAAAATGACTGTTGGTCAAATTAGAAAAGCCTATCATAAATCTATAGCAGATAGGGTTACTCTGCAGTATATAGGAAGAAGAAACTTAATATTTACACTTCCTGCAGCAATGGATGAATTACATAAGAGTATAAATCTAGGAGAGATTACTACAGATCTACGATCTTTTCTAAGGTATGCTCTAATAAATCTAGAGGCATCACAAGTTAAAACACAGATGTTAGAGTTCTTTAGTTTAGATCTTACTGGTGAGCCTAAATATGATTTAAATAATTCTTTAACAATGCAAAAGTTTCAGGAATTATTTTTAAGTTATTTTAGCAAGGGTGTTCTGCAAGAACATATGCCAGGACACAGTTTATCTTTGGTTTCAGGTAAGGGCATGAAGGTTTGGAAAAAGGTTATAGCTATTGATGAAGAGACAGGACAACCAAGCCGTTGGGAAATTGTAAGGACAGATGAGTGGGTTGCTATGGACATAAAGGACAAAAATAAAATATTGAATGCAAAAAGCACAAAGTTAGACTGGGATAACACAAAAGAAAGAACATTTTCAGGACTTAAGGTTGGAGATTATTATATTGATGGTCTTAGAGCCAATGTGAAAGCGTATAAAGAAAATGGAGAAGAAGAAGGAGATAGTTATTCTGAGATGATGATGCCTGCTCACTTTAGATCAGTGATGGATAATGTAATAGTTACAAACCCAAATTTTTATAAGTCAAAAGAAGAAATACTTAGTGAATGGTGGAATTGGGCATATAAAAGTAATTGGTCACCAGAGGCACAACAAGATATAGTTAGAAGTGATATAGAAGATTTTGATCCTGCTAGATCAAGAAAAGAATTTGCAGATTGGAAAAATTATCCATACAATGGAATAAAAGATGAATTTGGAGATAATGGTAATAACAAAAGTCAAAAAATACCTGATGTAGTTGGTAAAATGTTTAGTATAAGAATACCATCTCAGGATAAACACTCAGCTGTAAATGTAATGCTTGTAGATTTCTTACCTGTTTTTTATGGTTCTTCTGCAGTCTTTCCAGAGGATCTAATTGAGATATCAGGAGCTGATTTTGATATTGATAAAGTATACACTCAGATAAAAGACTTCTATAATGAGGGTAGAAACTTTTATGAATATGGTAAAGCCACCACAGAAGAAGGTCAATATGCTGACTATATAAGATATATAATAAAACAAGGTAACAAAAAAGGAAATGTTATAAGTGATGCTCTAGAAGCATGGAATGAAAAGCTTCCAGGGAATCTTGGAGATAAAAAAGGAATCATTAGCCGTTATCTCACTGAAGATGAAATAGCAGATCGTATAGGACTAAAACCAGAAGTGGGAGATCCTGAATATCACACATATGTATTGAATTATAGTTCTCTAGTATTAGAATCAATGCTTGAATTTGCTAAAGAAGCTGATGAAACTCTTATAAAACTATGGGAGACGAAGAAAACTAAAGACTTGATGGGTGCATTAGAAACACTTCAATTACCTGTAACAAGAAAGGAATATAAAGAATATAAGAAAAAACATGACAGAGAGCCTTATGTAGGAGCTATGAATAATGATGTACTTGATTATAAGTTTGCTCTTCTTGGACATAAAGGAATGACAGAACCCCAGGATGGACGTAGAATAGGTTTGGCATTTGAACCAGCAGATGTTAAAGCATTAACTGATCTGTGGGATTGGATGGCAGGAGTAAAAGATGAAAAAACAGGAGAATGGATAATGGAGCCCGCATTGCCTGAGTTTGCAGAAACAGTTAAAGAAGAAGGTATTGATGTAGACAATTTACTTGGAAAAGCTTTAACTTTTAAAAATAATAAAGAAGGTTCTAGATCTATTGGAGCTGTTGTATTGCCTAATATAGTTATGAGTCTCTTGTCTGAACATAATATTAAAATACGTTCTAAGAAAAAAGGAAGGACTGAAGAAATTTCTCAACTTAGATTAAATGGTCATACTTATAAAAACTTTAATATAAAGTATGAGATAAATCCTGAGACAGGAAAAGAAATTAAAACGAAAGGATTAAGAAGTCAATATGTACTCTCTGCACTTATAACGGCAATGACTGATAATGCTAAAGAAAGATTATCAGCAAAACTTGGATTAAATAAAGATGCACTTGCTGTTGTAACTAATCTTGTAGCTTTAGGTGTTGGTATTAGGACAGCAATTTTATTAATAAATCAACCAAGTATTAAAGAGGCTTATATTTCAGCCATTGATAAAGAGAAACCCAGAGATCCAGGAGTAGCTGCAATTCTTCGTTTAGAAATTGACCAAATGGATAAGGATTACGGAGATGAGGTTTATCTTGTACCTGTTACTGATAAACAAATGATCCATGTATTGAGAAAAGAAGAGAATGTAGATTTGGATATGGAAAAACAATTCTTAACTGCACATGAAATAAAAACATATACATCAAAGATGCTCTCTCTTGTCAAATTAACTAAAGGAATGGGTAGAGATACTGAAGCTATTAATCAAAGAGATATAGATATAAGAGATCTGGGAATTGATCTTACTGATTCAGAGTTTGCTACTAAAAGGGATGCTGATGGAAACTTAATCCCAATAGATGTAAGGAAAATTTTTAATGAAGAACAGGGTGCAACAAGTTGGCAATCTAGATTTTATACCATCTATAAAGAGTTTACTCAACAATTATTACCTTCTGTATTCCTAACGAGAACTCCAGATTTTATAAAGATGAAAGATGTAGTTCTTGCTAACTTAACAAATGATAGTTTCTATATGAGCCCATATAGAGTTAATCAAATTGAAAAAGACTTACTCAGTTATATTACCATAAAAGCTTATATGAGAGCTCTTAGTGCTCAAGGTAATGACATTCTGAAGAGATCATTAGAAAATGGTTTTATATATGATCAGAAAAAACAGGATGGATTGAAACTAAATGATGTAGTTTCAAGAATCAAAAAATATTTAAAAGGAAAAGAGAAGAAAAACTACTTTATTGAGAAATATGTTTACCAGGATAAAGCTACTGATGATGCTAATAACTCAGGAGTTAATAGATTGAGATCAAACACTTGGACAAAAATGAGTGATAGTCAGATTGTAAACATACAAAATAGTTTTCTTGAACTTTATAGTGATCTTAATACACGTGAAGATGCAATTCATCTGGTACATTATGTACTTGTTAAAGATGCCATGCAATATAAGGGTGGTACTATATTAGATGCAATTCCTGCATTTATGTTTGATAATCTACTTCAACAAGTAAAGAGTACTCATAATGCATTTAATCTTAAAACTAAAACAGAAGAAGCATTTAAAAGAGTGCTAGGAAGCAGTCTTCCAGAATTATATAATGAATTTGTGGATGGATATCTCTCCGCACAAAATAATTATTGGCTTTTAAAGAAAATGAAAATAGACGATACTTCTATTTATAATCCTAAGAAGTATGTGAGTACTGGTGTTAAAAGGTATGGTGCTAATATAAGAAAGGTGGCTCAGGATGATGAAAATAGTTTGTATGTATTCGCAGATAATGCTACTGGAACAGGAAAGGTTGGACAGCAACTATTAAGAGGAATTCCTAATGCTAAACCACTTCACTATAAATTAAACGTTGGATACTCTAAAAGTGATTACTATAATGATGCCCACTTTACAGAGAATGTTCAAATCATAGATGAGAATATAAATGATATCCAAAAGTATGCTAAGGATAACGCAGTAGAGATTATTTTTCCTGATAACATATTGGCAAATACTAAAAAACAAACTGAGGCAGAGGTTGCTAGGATGAAGAAATATATGCCAAAAACACTTGAGTATTTACAAGAAAGAATTAAAGCGGAATTTGGTTATAATATTACTACAGGTGTTAGTGCTAAATTAAAAATAGACACAGAGGCACTTATGCAACCTGTTCATATAAATATGGAAACCAAAAAACTTATTGTTGATCTTTATAAAGGACTTGGCGTTTATACAGATAAAGAAACAGGAGTAAGGAAAATGAAAAGGTGGGCAGTAAAAAAGAAAAAAGGAGAAAAAAGAGCTCCGGCTTGGAAGGTGGCTTTAGGTGACTTTAGTACACTTAAAAAGAACATGAGTAAGATCATGAAAAAAGGATGGAATACTTTTGATACTGAGAGTATTGAAGGAAAAAATATAGCACGTGTAGGATTTCCTTATATGGTAAGAGTAAATGTTGGAGGAGTTAGGGAAGAGTGGAGATACTACAAATTAGAGACAGTGTGGGGAAACAAAGATTCAAAGACAACTGATTTTGTTTCTATGATTGAAGATGGAGATCTTATGGCATATGGTAATAGAGCTGAATATGTTGAGATGGAACTTAATGGTACATTTACACAGAATCCTATTGGTTTTGTATATGGGAAAGAAGGTTTACCAACAAATGCTGAGGTAAACCAATTTGTTGATGACAAAAATGAAACTATTGGAATAGAAGAAGAACCTGAGATTTTACATGATGAAGAGAATCTAGCTCAACTTCAGGAAGACTTTGAGCAGCAAGCTATTGAAAATGCAGTAATAGGTGCAGATGAAATAATCTTTGATGAGGATAACATAATTGTCAGAAAAGGAGAGACTAAAGGTAATATAGCTGATGCATCAGTAATTAAGAAAATACAAGATAAGATCAAGGAAGAATCTCAACCAGTAGAAAAATCAGATGTTATATCAGAAGAAGAAGCAATAGACTTATCAGCAAATTTTGAAGAAGAAGTTGAAGGACGAGGACAACCGTTATCTGAAGGTTTAAAGAAGTTAATTAAATCTAATAAACCAACGCATTCTGTGATCACTAATTGGTGGAACAAGTTAGAACGTCCAGACAGAGCAAAAGTAAGAAATGCTTTAGGAATACAGACATTAGATGGGGTAATTGATGAATTTACTTCAGAAAGTAATACCTTTACAGAGGAAGAGTTTATTAACGATATAAAATTATGCCACTTAAAATGAGTCAAGAACCTACAGCAGCAGAATTTGTGAATTGGTTAAGGGGTTATTTAGACGCTTTACCCAAAGAAAAAATGGATTATACAGTGTTTGACAAAATAAAAGAGAAGTTGCACTATATTAAAAAAGAAGATTAAATGAAATGTTATAATAGAAGTGCTCCAGAATATCAAGTTCTTACATCTAAATATAAGAGTGTACTTGCTGTTGATAGTATTATAAATAAATGGCAAGATCTTCATAAAACTGAAAATTTTCCTACCCTTTCAGATGCGGAGGAGATGATGGAGTCTAGAAAGGTGGTTTTTAATTTAAAGAAAAGAGAATTTGCAGAAACTGTTCTTGCTAATCTTAGCAGAAAGAATTGGATCAGTAAACTTGGAAAAGATTATTATGTAAATAAATCAAGTGGCTTAACAAGAGGGTTTGATGCAGGAGTACTATGGAAGAATATAAGAAATATTAATAAGTATCTAGAGTTTAAAAATATTCCTTTAGAAACAATAGAAATACAAAAGAAAAAACCATATAGGATCACTGTTAAAGAAAATTTATTTACAAGACAAGATATCATACAAGAGAGTAGGGAAAATGATGGGGTTCATACTGCAGATGTGATTGAACATTTAGTAAGAATGTTTCCTGGAGTAAATGTACAAGCAGTAAGTGTGGCTGCTGCTAAGGAATACTATGATCGTCTTCCTACATGGCAAAAAGCAAAACTTTCTTTTGATCAGGTGAAATCTTATTATGTAAATAACCAGGTAAAACTTATAGAAGGAAGAACCACTGCAGAAACTTCTATAGAAGAGATACTACATCCTTTTATAGATGGTATAAAAAATGATAACATTAAACTATTTGAGGGTCTCTTGTCTGAAGCAAAGAAGAACTTTCCTCAACTTACTCAACAGATTGAAGATTCTTATACAGAGCGAAGAGGGTTTACTACTGAAGAAAGAGATCTGGAACTTGTAACTCAAGCTCTCTCAAGACATTTTAATAAAGAATTTAAAGAAGAACCCACTATAGGTTGGGAAGCTAAAGTTAAAGAATTTTTGGAGTGGTTCATGAATATAATAGAGAACCTTCATGAATATCTTACTGGAAAAGGTTTACAAGTTAGTGTTATAAATCCTAATGCAACTATGACAGATCTTGCAAGACTTTTAAACACTAAAGATCTGGAGTTTACAACAGAAGAAGCTGTAAGTAGAAAGATAAGGTATTCTCTAAATCCTGAGAAGAAAAAAATGTTAGATAAGATCATGGGACCTGCTAATCCTGTACAGAAGGCATTAATGATGAAGATGTTTCATCTGGCTATAACAAGTAAGAAGGATACAGAAGGTTCATTAACTGCTAATGTTAGTGAACTTACGGGAAGTGATCCTTTAGTTGTATTGAATGAACCAAACCACACCTATTATGATCTGGAAACAGGTGAGGAATATACATCTGTAACAAAAGCAATTAAAGGAACATTTGTTAATAAAGGAGATAAGCAATTAAATCTTGATATTGGAAATGATTTTGATGCAATAGCAGATGGACTGGCAGCAGGTCTCACATATGAAGAGATACTTCCTAGATTAGTGGTAGTTCATAAATCAATGAAAAAGGTAGGAAAAGGAAAAGATGCGTTTACTGTCTCAAATGCATTCATAGCATATAACCAGCTATTAGGTACAATAGAAACTATAAAACAGAATGGTTCAATTATAATACCACAGGTTATATTTGCAGATGCAGATTCAAAGATAGCAGGAATGGCAGACTTGGTAGTCATTAGTCCTGAAGGAAAAATAGGAATCATAGATCTCAAAACAGGGAAAGGACCAATAAAGGCAGCAGGCTATGATAAACCACACCCATTAGAAAAGGATAGTATTCTTAAAGAAAAAGGTGTAGATGAACTCTCAACTAGAAACCAGCATGGTATACAAGTTAATACTTATAGACGTATGGTGGAGAATCTAGGATATGAAGTTTTAGATCAACAATCATTTGGCATATCTACTCTTCATATGAATGTTGATATAGAGGGGTATGGTAAAAAACAAATATTTAAGGATAAATTTGAGTATGATGGTTGGGAATCTCATGCTCCTTCCAAGAATCAACCTTGGGTAGATAAGATTGTTCCTATTAAGAAAAAGGAGGTATCTGCTGCAGATATAGCAAATGCAGAAGAAGCAGCAGGTGTAGATAATCCTACTAGAGATGAAGATTTTTTATCTGATGAGGATGCTATGCCAGAAGAAATAGAGACTGGTGCATTATATGCAGTTCTCTTTGAAGCACTTCAAGATTTTACAATAGGTCTAAAGAAGAGAAAAGAAGCTATTGAGCTAATGAGAGATGGCATTTTTCTTGATAAAACAAGACAAGAAAATGTAGAAAATATAGCAGATACAATGTCAAAAATAAATGTAGCTCTTAATGAGGGAAGAGATGCTGTTGAGATAGTATACACAGAGTTATTAAGAGATTCAATTGCTGAGATTAAAAAATTTACTGAGTATATTAAGGATCCTATAAATTTTAATAAGAATAAAACTCAAAGTACACTTGTTTTGAAGCTCATGTCTGAGCTCAATAAACTTGAGACTGTCACAGCAGCTGATGGAACAAGAACTCAAGGTCTTATTGATGAAGCAATGGATAATTATTTTAGATCTTTTGTTATAGATAACTCTAATAGAGATTTTTCACCAGAAGATTTAGATGAGTTAATGACTAAGGCTAAAGATATAAGTTTATGGGAAGCAAGTTCATATGATCTAGATAGTTCATCTGATCCGCTCTCAGCACTGATGGCCAAACTGTATAAAAGAAAAAAACAAGAAGTATTAGATAGAGTTGATAATAGGAATAATAGTATAAGAGTAGTGCTGGCAAAACTTTTAAAACTATCTAATGGTAACAAAATTGACTATAGCTTCATGTTACAAGAAGATAATACACGTTATATTCAAGAGATAGGATATGATTATTTTAGAATGGCCGCAGATCTTAGAAATGATATATATGCAGATGAAGATATGAATGAGGGTGAGTATATATTCATAGAAGATCTTGAAACTGCTAAACCAGAAGATATTGCTTTTAATAAAGAGCTTTATAAGAGAAAGAAAAAATATACAGAATTTTTAAGATCAGAAATAAAAACATCAGAGGGTTATAAAGATGGTACTTATCATAGATATACAAAAGAATTTAAAGTATTACGTGCAAAGTATCAAATATATAATCCTATAGGGAATGGGTTTTGGGAAAGAAGGAAAGATGTATCAGATGCAGCCTATGCAAGATTTGAGGCTAGAGAATTTGATGTAAGAGATGCACAGTTTGCTACATTTGATTCTAACAATGAATTTACTGGAGTAACTAGACTTGATACAATTAGAGTGCCTAAGAAAAAGCATAGTGAAATAAGATCAGTAAGTGCTCCTACACAAAGCCAGCCCAATGGTAAGGATATGCGGGATGCTAAATGGGTTAAACTGATGAATCCAGATAGTGCTTTAGGGGAAGCTCAGAAGGATTTTTATTTAATGTTTAGAAGAATGTTTGAAGAGGAACTTCTAGCAAAACTGCCTATGTCAGTACGAGATAATATGCTGGGTAAGATTCCATTACAAAAAGATGCATTATATGATACATTAAAAGATAAACCTAATATTGTAACACGTCTCTGGGCCAAAGCTACAAGAAGTGCAACTGATTTCTTTACTGAGACAGGATCTGCTAAAAAAGTTATGACAGATGAGAATGGTAATTTTATTGATACACTTCCAATATGGATGGTGGGTAGTCCAAGAAATGAGAAGGCACTTAAGACTATTGAGAATAAAATTATGGCTCTTAAGAAAAATTATAATAGTGGAGCTCTTTCAACTTTACAATATGAAGAACAAAAGCAAGAACTTGAAGGAAAAAGAAGTAGAATATTAGCACAACCTACACGAGATGAAATAAGTAAAGATTTAGGAGATAGCTTGCTTAGGTTTAGCCACATGGCTGAGAATTATGAGGTGATGGGAACTATAGAAGATACTCTCACAGGAATGATAAAGATCTTAGAAAAGAGAGAATATACTCCTGCAAGTGGAGCTAAACTGATGGGTAGTATAAAAGGTAAAATGAAAGAAGTGGGCATTCCAGGTGTATCTACTGGTGGTGAAGCTGAAATAGTAAAGAGAGCCAAGAAATGGATGAAAATGGTTTACTATGATAATGATAAAATGACAAGAAACTGGTTTGACAAGGCTACTGCAGGTCTTATAAGGTATTCATCTCTTTCTTATGTTGCATTTAACCCATTTGGAAATATCAATAACTATACAATAGGTAGAATTAATAATGCAATTGAACAAGCTGGCGGATTATTCTTTGGAACTAAAGAATATACAAGAGCTACATATGAATTTAATAAAAGAGGTCTTTCTGATGTAGTAAGAAAGACATCATACTTGGCAACTAAAAAAGCTTATGAAAAGTATATACCTCATAGTAAGTATGAAGTACTAGTAGAACTTTATAGAATGATGGATGCTAAATCTGATATTCGTGAGTCTGGACAATTTGACAAAAAAGAAACTTTGTGGGATAAGTTTACGGGATTTGGATATATGCTACAAGATGCTGCTGAATATAATGTACAAACTAAAGTAGGTATGGCTGTCTTGATGACTAAACAGATTAAGAATAGTAAAACAGGTGAAACATTAAGTTTATATGATGCATATACGCTTAATGGGGATGGTACAGCCACATTAAAGGAAGGTTATGATACTTTAATAGATAGAGAAGGTAAGGAACTTAAAGATTTTAGTAATGATGTACGTTATGATATACGTAATGAGATACGTGAAGTTAATAAGCAGATCCATGGTAACTATGCTTACGAGGACAGAATGGTTATACAGTCACACGCATTAGGAGAATTAGGAGCTCAGTTTCATAAATGGGTTATTCCTGCAATTAAGGCAAGATTTAGACCTGAATATTTTGATGAAAATGTAGGTTGGTTAGAGGGAAGATATTTATCAATGTGGAGTTTTATGAAATATGCAGCTACACATATAGGAGAAATGCAGAAGTGGAGTACTAATTTTCAAGAGCAAGTTAGAGGAGGACCAGAGCAATCTAGAATGAAAATGCTAAATGTATGGAGAACTTCAGCTGAGTTGGCATTAATGATGACTACTGTAATAACAGCAATACTGCTTGAGATGCTATTTGAAGATGATGATGATGACTCAGTTTTACAAAAGAGACTTGAGAATGCATTAATTTACCAAGCTGACAGAGCACACAAAGAAATGATTCAGTTTATGCCTTTTCTTCCACCATTCACTGGTACTAAACAAATTTACCAAATGATGAAGTCTCCAATTGCATCTACCAGGACACTAGGTGAGCTGGCAGAGGCATTATCAGCAACAATGGACTATGGATATGGAAAGATGTTCCTGAGTGAGAAAGAATTTAGAACTAATCCTAAGTATGTGTACCAACAGAAGCCAAGAAAAGGGTACCTTAAGTTGGCAAAACAATGGATGGATGCTGTACCTATTCTATATGGTATACAAAGATGGTATGGATATGATAGACAGAAAAGTTTTTATATTAAATAATTATGAGTTTTATGATACCTATATTATCTAGCATTAATAATAAAAAAAATAATCACTTAAACCAAGATAGGGATGAGAGAGGAAGATTTATGAAAACCAAGCAAAATAAAGTAAATAAATTTTGGAAAGATGTGAAGAATAAATATTTTGAAATTCTTTTTCTTCTAACAGTTTGTATTTTAACAGGATGTGCCACTAAGTATCAGGTTGTATCTGATTTAGGAAATAATTCATATCATATGCACAATATAAAGAAAAACAAGATAGAAATTATTACTACTACAGAGACATTAAAGATTGATGGATGGTATAATTTAAAAAGATTAAAATGAAAAAGTGGTTAATATTTTGTGTATTTTTGCATACATTTTTTTCCTGTGGTTCCTCTAGTGAGAGGAAATTGGAAACATTAACCCCACCTCTTATTATTATTGAGACAGATAGTGCTGTTGTAATAGAGGATGCAAAAGGAGAACAATACACGCTTAATACAATAGATAGAATAGATTATAGTGTTTATAATTTAAAAATTGGAGACACATTAAAATGAAAATTATGAAAAAGATTTATAGAGGTTTTGAATATTGGAAATATGAATTTGTTATTATTATAGGAGTTTTATCTATAATAGCAACTATAGTTATAATCTAAGATTATTTCTTATGATATAAAAAGGGAGGCACTACACCTCCCTTTTTTATTTTTATTATACTGATAAATACTAATTTCCTGCAAATGCAGTGAATTTTTATTTTACTTCACATGTACCACCCGCACAAGCTAGTTCACCAGTAAGATTTGTTTCATCTGTAATTTCTTTGATTTTAGACAAATCAACCTCAGTTAGTGATTTTATTAGTTTATTATATTTATCTTTAGTGATATCTTCAAGAGGTAATTGAGGATGAGTTGTATCATCTCCCCAAAATGGAAAGATAGCTAAACCATTATAAGCATTTCTATTTTCCCACATCCATTCACCTGCTAAATCCCAATCATTATCCTTAAGAGAGACAGTAGCTGAAACATTATGAGTGTTTGATCCAGTTCTATGACCAGTTTTAACCCATTCTGTAGCAACATGCTTTATTCTTTTAAGCATATCAAAACAAGACTCTGTTCTAAAAATAGAACCTTCAGGTGCTTTCTGAGGAGAACAAATCCAAGCAGTATCATGAGGTCTTTCAAAATCATCCTCTATTAACTCAGAATGATTTTCTAGTAAATAATCATAAATAGCTTCATTTTTTCCTACTTTAATCCTTCTTATAAAGTAATCATTGTGCCAAGGATGTATTCCTGAACTAGTTCCTAAAGCTAATGATGTTGTACCAGCAGGTTTTACAGTAGTGCATCTAGATGATTGATTAATTCCAATTACTTTGGCAACTCTTTTATTTTCCTTTTTTACTATTCCTGCAGCTTCAGCCATATCATAACCAAGAACTCTGCCACTAGCTATCCCAGTCATACTTACACCAATCAATGCATCCTTTTCAGTATTTGTACGCCATACATCCCTTAGATAATGAAAATTAGTATAACTTGCTTGAAGTGTTCCAATAAATGAAGCAGCTTTTACACGTTCATTTAGATCTTCTTGTGAAGTTATATTAGATACATTTACTTCACATAGATTACAGAATTGATATGGACGTAAAGCAATCTCACAACAAGGATTGGTACCCCAGTCTTTATCATTACTAAAGTATATACCGGGATCTCCAGACTTAGTTAATTCCATTCTGTTCCACAACTTTAAAAAGAATTCCTTACTAATCTTATGCCTCATGAGAACTGCAGAGTTATTAGCACGACCACGTTGCCCGTTTAATTCATGCCAGTTTCCTGATTTACAACTAATCATTTCATCATCATAAGCACTAAACAAACTAATTAAAGCTGCTCTTCTAATACCTCCTGCTAATACAGCATCTGCTATATGACAAACAATATCATGTACTTCTAGAGTAGATAATCTTTCACCATCTTCTTTATTCTCTAGAATACCGCTTAATTTAAGAATACACTCTTTCAATGGTTGTGGACCAGGTGCTTTACCACCAGATGTCACAAGTCTTGCACCTTTAGGACGGATATCAGAAAAATCAAACTCTATACGAGACCCTTTGCCATTCATATAAGATTTCATCAATACTCTTATTGAGTCAGCCCATCCTTCAATGGAATCACCAATTAAGAATCTCTTCTTACGGTTAATATATGGTTTGTTTATTGCAGGTAATTGATCTACATGATGTTTTTGTACAGAGTACCCAACTCCAGTTCCACCAAGTAATAAAAACATACACTCACTAAATGAATCAATATGATCTATAGGCATATAAGCACAGTTATACATTCTATTAGGTGAAATCTCAATTGGTTTACCACCAAATTGCATACTTCTCATAGAAGGAAGAACCCTCTTAGCATAAACAAATCTATAAGCTGATATTATTTCATCTTTTAGTTCTGGATATTTTTTAATATGCATGTTCTTATTACGTGTAACAAGTTCTTGCCAAGTCTCTCTTCTGTTTAGTTCAGGCATGTATCTTGCGTACTTCATATAGATAGTAATTTCACTAAGAATTTTATTGCTTAATTCCATATCAATTGTTTTAAATAAGTTAATATTAAATGTTTGAACGGGTGTCCGTTCAATAAGATACACAATTTATTTTAGTCTAAATCACTATAATCAATGTTTGTGTAACTGAGTGTTAAAAAAAGTATACCAATTTCAACTCTAAAGAGTGGTCTATCTATATTATCTTTATGTAATATGTGACAATTTATAAATTTTATTCCAATTAAGGGTTCTGATGGAAGTATTTCTATGTTAAGTTTATGTTCAAATATTTTATTAGGTTGTTTATCCATATGATGATTTGTTGTTGATTTGTTATGTTTTTTCATATATATATTGTATATTATATATGAAGATTTAGTTATACAAATATAATTAAATCATACAGATTTTATCAAAAAATATTTATATATAATGTCTGGGTTACCGCTTACTTTTTCACAATTTGTTAAAAATCCAATTGCTGCAATAACTTTTTTGTCACTTATTGCGATGGTGTATCTATATATAGATTCTAAGAGTGCATATGCGGCTCAAATAGAAGCATGTGTACATAGAGAACAAGTGACAAATGAACGTATTACAAAGCTTGAAGGGGATTTAGAACGATTACATGATAAATTTATTGAGCTGGTTACAGAGATGAACAAATAAACAAATGAGCAAATTATTGTTAATTTGTATTTTTATGTTATTTGGTTGCGAACCTAGTAATACAACTATTGATGTTTCTCATTATGATCCTTCATTTGCAGAAATTAATTGTTCACAAACAATTTCAACAGATTCACTTTTGATCCTTGCAGAGGAATTTAAAATCAAATACTTTAACGATAAGGAAAAAAGTACTTTAAATTTTGATAGCTTGCATGCACTTCTTAAGAATGATAAAAAATTACAATATGTTTTCACTAAACAAATTCATAATATTACTGCACAATATGAGAAACAAAAAATTATAAATGAAAAATTAAAGAAACCCTCCTATAGAAGGAAGGATTCAATTATTTATAAATATGTATATAAAGACTCAATTATTTATAAGTTTGACACCATAAGAAAAACAGATACAATTATTAGTTTTGTGAAATTTAAAAAGAAAAAAAGAAAAAACAATTAATCATCAGAACTCATGGCAATAAAAAAAATATATAGAACAAACCCAGATCCAATCTTGGTAAAAGCTGATAATGATCAGGCACAAGGAGCATTAGCTAAGATAGCACATATAAATTGGTTAATTGAGCAGATAGATGAACCAACTTTAGAATCTGTATCTGTGGTAGGTTCAAACTTTGAGATGGATATAAGAAAGGGAGATTATTTTAATATCACACTTCCTGATGGACCCGGTCCTTATACATTATCTTTTACTTACTTAACAGTAGGAACTTATATTGTATATATTAAGCAAAATGCTACAGGCAATGGTGTAGCAACATTAACAGGAGTAGAGTGGCCTGCGGGAGTTGCTCCCACTATAACCGCAACCCCAGATAAGATAGATATTATAACATTGATTTATGATGGAACCTCCCTTAGAGGAGTTATAACACAAGATTACGTATGAAAGTAATACCTTTTGGCTTTTTTAATGTTGGTGGTGGAATCACCCCCTTTCCCAATACTTATAGTCTTGACTTTGATGGAGTGGATGATTATGTTGATTGTGGACATGTAGATGCACTTATTAGTGCAACTACATTTACTATTTCAGTATGGTTTAAATTAGATGATGCAGTAGGAGGCTATGATGTGATTGTCTCACAGTCTCAACTTGCAGGACGGCTTAATATCTATCATCAGCCAGGAGAATTAGGTTTTCAGGTAATGGATTTAACAATATGTTATCTCGCTATAGACTTTACATCTAATGATTGGACTCACGTTGCAATGGTATTTGATGGCAGTCAAGGAGGATTAATTCCAGGACCACCATATTATCAGCCAGGACTACAATGTTACTTAAATGGTTCAAAGATTACGACCTTTACTGATGGACTTGGAATAGTTCCAGCAGTTTCTGCAGCATTAACTAATAGTCTTTTAATTGGTAAATATGAGATAGCTGCAGGTTATGAGTTAGGTGGAAATGTGGATGAATTAAGCATCTGGAGTACGGCACTAACTGATGCAGATATTTCTACACTCTACAACTCAGGTACTCCTACTAATCTAAATACTGCTTTAGCAACTACGCCTGTTATCTGGTATAGAATGGGGGATTCTGGAACATTTTTCAACGGAAATTGGGAACTGAAAAACCAACCTCAATTAGATAATTGGTCAAGTCATTCAATGAACTTTGATGGGATTGATAACTATGTTAACTGTGGTGCTGCATCTTTAGGGATTACAACAGCAATTACAATATCAGCATGGGTAAAACCAACGGTTCTAGATCCTTCACCCAGCGGGGGAGTTATAGATAAATATGCTACTGGTCCCTTTAGTGGATGGTCTATATGGCAATCAACTGCATTCCCAGGCAAATGGAGAGCGAGTTTTGGAATTGAAGAGCCTTCTAATCCAGGTGTTTATATTAAAACAGAAGTAGAATTTGATGTTCCTAATACAGATTGGCAGCATGTAGTTGCAACTTTTGATACTACTGGAGATTTAAAGTTGTATCATAATGGAAGTCTTGAAAATACAGATCCTAATGAAGCTTTCTCTATAATTAATACTAATCTTGAAGAAATAATATTAGGGGCTAGAAGTGATACACCAGCAGGAGAATATGCTGGATTCATAGACGAAGTTGCTATTTGGGATGTTGCATTAGATCTAGCTACAATAGCTTCAATATTTAACGCAGGAGAGCCAAATGATTTAACTTTAGCAGCTTCTTATACTACAGGAGGGGGAACTGATAAAAGTGGAGATTTACAAGGCTATTGGAGAATGGGCGAAGATGCAATGTGGGATGGAGTTGCAAATGAATTGACTATTCCAGATGCTTCAACCAATTCCAATGATGGCACAAGTAGTGGAATGGCTGAAGAAGATAAAATTAATAATGCACCAGGAAACATTAATCAAGGACTCAGTGATGGAATGGGGGAAACAGCACCCTCTGGCAGATCAACTGATGTTCCTTAATAACAAAAACAATGGCAAAATCGTATATAACAATAAAGACAACGCAAATAGATGTAGTTGATTTCTCACAGGTGATTGAAAACAGAGAACCTTTGAGATACTCTTTAGATGACTCTGAGTTTATAGTTAAGTGGATATTTGGTTCACCTCATATTCCTACGAGTATAGAGAGTGTTCCAGAAGCAGACAGAAGTGCAATAATGACACACGCACAGGCATTAGAAAAAATGGCAACTCCAGAATGGAGTGATCCTAATCTTCCTGAATAATTAATAATTATGGCACTTAGAAAATTAAAACAAGAAAGTCCAGGTAAAATTCTGCAGAAAGCAGAGGATAGTAGAGCTGAAGGTGGCTTAGCTAGACTAGCTCATGTTAACTATGTGGTAGAATATCTAAACAATCTTGGAAAAACTACGTATGTAGATAATGCTGCTGCTCTTGCAGATGGTAAAAAACCAGGAGATATTATTGCAATAACAAGTAATCCTGGTTACCTGAGTCCACTGGCAGTAGTAGTAGAAGCAATTCCTGTGATTATGGCAGATGTAAGATATATAAGTTGTGTTATGGGACCTGGTGCTTCACCTGATGTTTTGTTAAGTGATGCAGAAGTTTTATTACTTATAACTGCTATGATGCCGCCTTTAGGCTGGACTTCTTTCTGGTTAACAGATACAGAGCCTCCTGAATTTATTCATTGTTATGTAGTAGATCCAACTTATGTTGCAGGAACATTAGAACAAAATACAACTGCTTTAGAACTTTCACAACCAGGATTAACAGGTTATGCTGATTGTACAGCGTGTGAAGCAGCTCATCCACCACCACCATAGAAAATTAACTTTAACAAATAAATAGAAATTATGGCAAGAAAAAAACCATTACCAGAATATCAAGGATATACAAAGTCTGAAACAGATTCAGTACCAGCATGGGAAGAACGTGAAGAATTATGGACTCCTAATAATGAATATCATCCTACACCTCTACCTGATTTTATTCAAGATCCTAATGAAATTGGTCCTTCAACAGAAGAACAATTTAATTATAAAAATCAATTTAATCGATGGAATCAGGATAGTATTCCTGAGAGTATACCTATAATTGATCAAATAAAAAGGAGACACCTTCAACGCCAGAAAGGGCAAGACTTTTATATAAAAAGAGAAGGTGGTCAAATACTTGACTCTTTTAAGAGTGCAGCCAGATTTGATCAGAAGACTTATAAAAAGAATCCAGGTAGGAGAAGTAAAGGATAAGTTATGCATGGAATTACAGATCTTGTAGGAATTACATTTCCAGGTACGAAGGCACATAGAAGGAAAAGGCTTGAAAACATAGCTAAAAAGTGCAGTAAAGTATCTGGTTGTTCTGGTAGAGCACGAAGATTACAAGCAAGAAGTGCTAGAATAGCAAGGAGGGGATATTAAATGGGGTGTGGTTGCGGAAATAAGAAAAACACTTCTGGCAAACTGCTACCTCATTTGAGTGTGAATAAGAGAAAGAAAACCATGGCTAAGCCTAAAACAAATAAATATGGAAGAGTTAAATAAAGTAAAGTGTCAATGTGGACATACTGAGGATCCTGATGGAAATTGTGATGGTTCTCATGAAAAGCTAGTTAAAGATGGCAAAGCTAAGCAAGAAGACAAAAGCTGCTAGGAAAAAGCCAGGGGGATCTAATGTAGGTACGTACAAAGACGTGAAGTCCTTTTGTGGTCCTGCAGGTGGAGCACCCGCTGGTTCTTTTCCCACTAATACTATTGAAAGAGGTAGGTCAGCTCTTAAATTAGCTCACAATGCCCTAATCCAGGAGGAATTAAGGCTTGTGTACTCAGGAAGTACCCTTCTTTAAGAAAGAAGAAGGATGGTGGAAGTGTACATGGTACCTTTGAGCCCAATGGAATGGGATGGTTATAAAAGACTATGAGTTGTAAAGAATGTAATAAAAAGAAAAAGGGAGTTTCACATAAACTGCTACCTTATCTAACTGATAAGAAAAAGATTGATCCTATAATGGAAGCTTGGAGAATTAAATATGAAATAACAAAGTAACCATGGCATTACCAATAATAGCTAAAATATTTGGAGGTCTTTTAGGTAAGGCTGACAAGATCATTGATGATGTGGTCACTTCAGGTGAAGAGAAGTTGATATTAAAGAACCAGCTTGAAGAACTTCTAGCCAAGAGTGAACAGATTATTAATCAAAATGTAACTGATAGGTGGAAGTCTGACATGGCTAGTGATAGCTGGCTCAGTAAGAATGTGAGACCAATGGTTCTTTTATTTCTGGTCTTCTGTACTGTCTTGATGGTTTTTATAGATGCGGGGAGTATTACATTCAATGTAGAGGATAAATGGGTTGACTTACTTCAATTAGTATTAATTACAGTAATTGGTGCATACTTTGGAGGCAGATCCATAGAGAAGGTGGGAAAGATTAAATCTTGGAGAGAAAAAAGAGCTGAGAGAAAGGCAGCAAAAAACTTAGATGATTAGATGCTTAGGATCTCTTCTTTATAATACAGCATTAGTTACAATCACATTTGCACTCCTTCCTTTTCTAATAGTAATTGCTACTATAGGTGTTATTCTTAAATCAAAATAGAAGGCTCCCGTATTGCTACGGGATACCTTCTTATTAAGAACTAATAAATACCATGCTTTATTAGGCTGAAAAACCCTGACGGGACATGATATCACTCATAGTGGAGCATTAACCATACCCATCATATTTCCTTGTATAGAAGATTTTCAAGTTGTTCTATAATATCATATCTATTAGTGGAATCCTCCATTATATTGTAGATCTTTTTGGCAAGTTCTTTTATATATTCTGATTTATAATCTTCTTCTAATCTTTCATCTTTTTCAATTGCATCAATTACTTCTTTCATATCATCTACTGTACTATTCTTTATAGTATTTAACACAATATGCAATCTTTTTTTATACATTGTCTCATAAAACTTTACATTTTCATCCATTTTTATTATTTGAGTTAACTATCAAAATTTGATACTTTTTCTGGGTAAAAGAGAGAAGAATTTACCCTCTTATTGCTAAAAGGGTAGACTCAAACTCATTTATACATAATAAAGTAAACCGCACATATTTTGCGGTATGTAGACTTTAAATTTCAAAGCCATCTTGGTCCTCAAAATCTAATTCTTCATCTTCAGGTGTAGAAAAGACTGTCTCATTAGCATTGTCTTTTTTGGTACTATAAAATGGTTTTTCCTGAGAAGATTCTTCAACTCCAGTGTGCACCCTATGTGCATGTTGGTTTTCAGTTGAAGATTCAGAGGGTATAGGTTCTGACTCAGTATCATTTATATTAATATCCTCTATCACGGGGCTATCCGTACTACTTTGTGATGATTCTGACTCAGTCAATACATCATCAGGATTTGTGGTATCTTGTTGATTAACACCCATCTTCCCAAGAACATCCGCCACTATAAAGTCATGAAACTTCTGTTGGTCACTTAACCAGGTCCTGGGATGAGACTTCTTAAATGCATGCGTCACATGATTGTAAAAAGCCCAAGCATTATCTTGATCAGCCTTATAATCATAAGAAGCTTCATTCATTTCAGACTTAATACATGACATCTGTGTTACATCTAGAACTTTTTCATCAAAAAATAGTCGTCCCAGCAACTCTGATTGCTCTTGAATAGACAGGTCAATTGTTCTGAGAGAGTTCTTATCAGTAACAAGATTCTTAAAGAACTTGTGTGCATGCTTAATTTGTGATGAAATTTGTGATTTTACTTCACTATCTGCAGATCCTGTGTGTTTTCTAGCAAAGTTTGCCATATCGCCACATACCATTCCATTACTGCAGCACATAACATATCCTCCTACAGCACATTGAAATCTTGTGCTCTTATCATAAGAGTTTGTCCATGCAAACATCATTCCCAGGTCTTCTTCCTCCTGAACTTCAGGTGAATATAAATTAAATACCTGCGGTATTGCTTTGATGTGATATATACCCTGAGCTACTTGGGCGTTCATATTGGCTCTATAAAGTACTTTCTCTATCATGAAGCCATTTGCCTTTAATAAGTCTTCTGTGTGACTTATTACGTCTTTATGAGGTATTACAGTGTAAGTATCCCCATGTTTTGGTAACGGACTGGTTTCTAAAAAGTATTTAGTTGTTTCTGTTGGTCTTGTGTATCCCATTTTTTGTTGGTTTTAATTATTAATATCCACTCATTTTTAAATAGCTAATTAAATACTTAGCGTATACAATATCAAAAGTCTCTCCGTTATATCTGAAAGATCTTTCTTCAGAGTCTGTTGCTTTTGCATATGCATCTCTGAATTCCACAGCTTCCTCTTTAGAGAAGAATGTAGTTTTTCTATGTAAATCATTTATTTCTTTTTTAGGTTCATCCATTAAAATAATTTTAATTGATTTGATTCAGCCATAATATTACTAATCTCCTTTTCAATGGCTTGTATATAATATCTATTATCAATATCATATGCACTCCATCTCACATAAAGTTTCATTTTATTATAAACTGTTTGTAACCATTGTCCAGATTCAAGTTGAATTTCTCTTTTATCATCAGAGTTTACTTTGATGATCTTAGATCCTTTATTAGATATATAGTATCTATTAATTTTCTGAAGATTGTCTTCTACTTGATGATCTACATCAATATATCTAGATATTTGTTGCCATTTACCCTTACTTTTTCCTCCTATACAAAAATCAAGAATATTTTTATTAGATTCTATATAGTCAGAAGGGAGCATTCCTTTAACAAAGTAAGCATAAATTCCTTTAGGAATTACAAGTTTTGACTTATTTTTATGCAACATTAAGTTGTTGAATTCAAACCGTCCCTTACATTTTGTTTTACCATAAAAGAACTTATTACCTTTTACTATGAACACGTAGTGAGGATTTTTAGCTTTAATATCTCGCCATAAACCCATTTCTACCTCTTTATAATCATGAATTGCAATATAATTATTTACATCAGCAAGTATGATTTTTTGATATTGATCATGATCAAGTTCTAAATTTGTAAGACTTTCCCATTTTTTACACACATCTCTATATGTTTCAATAGAATTTCTAGGTATACGTGTCTCAATACCATCAGTGTTCTGCAATAAACCCTGGGCTTCTGGAATTGCTTCCATGATCATCTCATAAAGCATCATTAAGCTTAGTTGCCCATTAACAGTGACACGCATTGTATACTCAGGATCATAAAAGAAAGATTTATCCTCATTACTAAGGCCATAAACACAATTAAGTGCAATCTTATAAACATAGTTCATAGGATTACTCTTTGGTATCTTAATTCTTTCATTATAGAACCATTGATACAGATCACAAAATTCTTTTTTGGGTAAGTGAGCTGGGGACCATTCATTCTTTATAGCTAAATTTGGATAAAAACTTTTAACATCTGAGCTCATTATAACCCATTCATCATCTGCTTCATATACTCCTGAAGTAATGGCTCCGTGAGCTCCACCTAATCCAAAGTTAGTTTTCATACCTCTATAATTAACAGAATATTTGAAAACTCCTTTTAATTGTGTAGGATCAAGTTCAACAGATTTGAATTTATCCAAAAGTAAATTAAACTCTGGAGTATTAAATTCAATATAATCAAGAAGGATATTGTTTACTTTGATTACTTCTCTATATGTGCGTAAACTTTTAAGTTCTTTCTTGGAGATTCCAAGTTCCTTACTTAAATAATGTGCAAATATTTCCTTACTAATAGCTGGTTCTGAAGAAGAAAATAAATTGATCTTATATTTCTCCGTAAGTTCTTTACGCAATCCTATTTCAGACTTGGATCTATTATAAATTTCCTTAGTTGAGTCAACATCATTAATACAATACTGAATTATTGTTTTTATTTCCTTTTTGGTCCCAATTTCAGTTTCATGATGTATTGGCATGTCCAGGATGTTATCCCAATCCATACTATACTGAATCCACTTTAGTGAAGATCTTTTAGCTGGATTATCCCAATGATTTAACTTAAACACATCTATCTGACCAATCTTCATCTCCCAGGGAGCATAATCTTGCCAAGATTGATTGTTACTTTTACTTATACATTTTTGTGCATATGTATATATAGACTTTGCTATGTCCTCCGCTTTAAGAGAATTTAATGTTGTATAATTATCTAGTATATAGTGAGTGACTTGTGCATCAAAGGCTAAACCATTATATGATATATGCCATTCTCTATACATTTCATTCTTTCTAAGAAATTCCATGAAAGCATCAAAGTCATTCTGTAGTTCATGTATTACAAAAACTTCTTGCTCAGAGGTCTTGTAATGTTTAAATACTGCTACAAAACAATTGCTTAATGTTTCATAATCCATCACATAGTGGTTCATACATCTGAATTTAATTTTCTTATTTGTACACTTATTGGAACTCTTAGTCTAGGGTGTATAGTTTTTAATTTTACAAACCATTTTAAATATAATAAATCTTTGCATTCTGCAATTTTCTCTCCCTTATACTTACCAAAAGGCATCTTAGTAAATACAGTACCATTATGTGTTGTCTTATTTCCATAAAGCACATCTCTAAATATATATTCTTTACCATTAGATGCTTTATAGCTTTTTTTGGAGAACAAACTCTTCTTTATATCCTGAAGAGTTATATTACATGTTTGACTTGCTAGTCTCATGCTTTCATATTGACATCCTGATATTAAATCTTTAACTGGTTTCATAATTTCTAATTTTAGGCAAAAAAAAAGGGACACATTAGCATCCCTTCCTCTTTACATATAAATAAATTAGCCGTATGGCTAATGCTTTCTTATACTTTAGCCAATGACTCTTGCATAATAATTTTTGATTCTGGTTTTTCTGGAGCTGCTTTTAAGAAAGGTTTAAATTTGAATTCTGATGCATTTACTGCAAAAGTATTTATGAAATTTACAATTTCTTTCTCTTCAGATATATAGAATTCAGAGAATGTATCAACCATAACTCTTTGTTCTTTAATTGTTTTACCACTTTCACGTCTTGCTATTTTTAATCTTGCTGGATCTCCATTATCATCTATTTTTGGAACCATATGATATGATCCTTTCATTGTTTTTGTAATTACTGCTAATATCTTTGACTGTGGGTCAAATAAGCATTCTACATATGGACATTCAGGTGTTGCTGGAACAAGAGTAAATGTTTTTTCATTCCTAAAACTTGAGGTAATCATGATCATATTCTGACCAAGTGAATTTTTTGCATTCATGAAAAGTTATTTTTATTTGTTAGATTACAAAGATAAAGAATTATTTTTAAATAAATCAAGTTCATTCACACTTATTTTTAGATTCTCTTTATCTAGATCAGGTTTGCTGCATAATTCATATACTTGTTCTATTGTATTTAATGGAACTCCCAAATGTTCAGCATATAATTCATGAAATCCTTCTGGATTTATATAACTTTGGATATAATCAGCAATAGTACCCACATCTCCAAAAAAGTTTGAGATTTTTTCTTTAGTTTTAAGTGTAAACTTAGAGTATTTACCTAGTATAAACATATCAAGATCATGTTTAAACTTAGAATAATCATAAACATAAAGATGAAGATCTTCTTCTGGTTTGTAATATTCTTCAAATAGTTTATTCTTTGTTAAATAAACTTGTTCAAACCTTTTGAACTTTTCATCATCTTTTGCAGAGTAAAGACATATAAATTTACAATCTTTTATATGGTATTTATCATCCCAAGATAAATATGTTTCAATAGGCACATATTGAACACCTTTTCTTATTTGCAGCAAGGGGTATAGAAAAACCTTGCTCTTTTGAAAATATTCTGCATATACTTGCTTCATGTTATAATTCTACTGTATCAACTAAAAATTCATAAGGAAGTGTATAATTTCTTTCTTTATAATGATGTTCTGCACATTTTAGAACACCCACCATTCCTGTAGCCCATGAACTCAGTGTTTTTTCTGATACGGGAAATGGATACACTTGGTTATATTTATCTATTACAACAAAGGTAAATAAAATTTTATAATTTTCTCTTTTTGCTACAATATGATTATTAAGAGCTAATGTAATATAAATAGAAGCTTGTAACCAATAATTATAAAAGTCTATTGATTCAGAGAAATCAGATATTGTCTTTGATGTTGTTTTAAGATCAACAATATGAAGCACTTTTTTATCATGATCTATAGTATAATAATCAACTATACCTTTAAGTCCAAAATCATAATTTTGAAGTTTACACTCAAGTGGTTTTTCTTTAAAAACCTCTAAAGTGTCTAATTCAAAATCAGTTGCACCTGTATTAAATAGTTCCATTACCCCCGGATTTTGCTTTATGATATTAGCTTGATCCTGACATCTTAAGAGAGTATCATTGTCTATAATGTCCTTTCCTGTAGTACAAATGAACTCATAATAATCTTCACTATCAGTAGTTTTAATTTTTGCCACTCTTTGTTCATCTGTTTTTAAACTCTGATAAAGATTTTGTTCCTTTAATGAATCAAGAATTACAAAATCTTCTACATCAGCAAGAAGTGGAGTATCTGTGTGTAAAGTGAGACTCTTAAGAACTTTTTTAACATTCTCAGATGGGATCTTCCCAGGTACTGTAGAGAATAGAACGTTTATATTCTCTGGCTGAAACACTAAGCAGTGCACTAACTTACCTTCAATAAGGTGTTTATCTGTTTTAACCTCTCTGTCTTTAAGTATATAGTCCTTATAGAATAAGGATGGTGAAAATAATAACCTATTCAATGAAGAATAGCTAAAATTAAATGGCTTGGAATAAAACTCTTCTTCTTTTTGTTTATTAATCATTTTTGATTTATTTTAATTACTACATATATAAGAATTATAAGTGCAAATGCCCAAGCAAATACTACTATCTCTATCATCTTTGTTTTGGTTTTATTTATCTAATCTAACTCCTACACATACAGGAAATCTAGGTATTCCATCATCACTATATTCAAAGAACCTAATTTCTGCAGTCTCACCACAATAATCAGATGCATTAATAAGTATATCTTCCCTTTCTTTATGAGAGAATTTCATTCCACAGCCAAATTCAACACCATTGTATGAACATATAAATTGTCCTTGTTCAGGTCTTTTTGTAGAAGGTACAACATCTACAATAGTACATGCCAGGTCCTGGAAGTCTTTATACTTAAGTAAGTTGCTGCTCCTGCTCTTAGGTTTATATCCAGCATCTCCCCATCTCACAATTGTTCCTTCATATCCCATTTTCAATGCTTTACCGTGCAGTGTCTTGAGCTCCTTCTCATCTTTAATAGTTATAGTTGGTACTAGCTCAATGTATTTAAAAGGAACAACAGAAAACATCTCTATTAAATTATTTAATACAACCAGTCTCTGTTCAAAAGACATATCAGGATCAGCATAATCATAGATATGATACTTAACGTCTTCAGTTTCCCCTGGTCTATACTTCTTAATAAGTCTCATGTTTTCTTGAAAAGTCTTTCCATGAGCATACAATTCACCGTCCAATGGTGCATTTAGCTCAAATTTATTTAGTTCTTCAAGTATATGATCCATATTAAGAATGGCCTTCCCTTTTCTTGATACAAATTTATCAGTATATCCTAATGCTCTCATTCCATCTAACTTAGGCTGTGCATAACACGGATATTCCACCTTATGAGATTCCTTATCATAACTCTTTGCTAACATAGGTAATATAACATCAAATGCTTTAGCATCTTCTACAGAGTCAAAGTACCCTGTGCTCATCTTATTATCTATTTTACTTTTAGCTTCTGCCAAAGCCTGCTCTATTGCAGTTGTTGCATTAGCTTTACCAACATTCTTAGCTATACATGTACTTTGATGCTTAACTAATTGTCCCTCTAATAGACCAGATTCTTGTATAAGATCTGCTCCTTTAGTATATACATGTAATACACGGACTCTTCCTTTAGAGTCCAGTTTATAAATCTTTTTTGAATAATTCATTGGTTTTAAATTTAATTGTTAAAAAGAACGGAGTGAAACCACGGACAGTGGTGGCTGTCCAATGGTTTCAACTATGGCAACTCCGTTCAATAAAAAATAAAGCTATCAAGAGTAGAGCATTTCACCATATACTAGTGTTCCATATAGTATACACCAGATGATACTCCTGAATTAACTAGCGGCTCCGTGCATTAGCCCCAACATTACTAAGGGCACAAACTAGTTATTTTTGAATGTACTGATTCCACGGGTTGCTCATCATCCGCTCAGGGACCTACTACCAACACAAGGCTGGGTTCAATATAAATACACCTTTTTTTACCAAGGTTTACACAGACTTAGCATAACATTGCCATAACGTAATACATTCAAACTTTAAAATTATAATGTGTATAGAGGCTATAACTCTATCCATACAGGTATTGACTAGTTTACCTGAGACTCCAGCATGGTTTTCACGTACAGAGCACACATTAAAAAGGTAAAACATCCAGTTCTAGATCTTTTACATTTTTAGCTGTAATCTTTTTTTTATATTCATCTTTTAATATAAGAGATGATGGATCAATCTTAAATACACTCTCTTGGTCTATCCCAAAAGTACCATTTAATACACTATTAAACATATTCTTTGCAATTATTTGAACTGCAAATTCAGTTAAAGCATCATCTTTAACTAGTTTTTTAATTAAATTATCATATGGATGTGCTGAACCAAAATAAGAACTATGGATATAATTCTCAAATCTAATACGCAAGGACTTAAAATTTACATAATTCCAATTTTTTGTTTCTTTTAAATCATCAGAATGAAAAAAGAATAACATAGCTAAATAAGTGTAAGATTCTTCAGTATTACAATTAGCCATTATTTCAACGCCTAAAGATCTGTCATCTACATAATCACTCTTTATCATTTCAACTATATTACTATAGTTTTCTTCATTTAATGGTGTTGAATCTTCACTAGATACATTATTTATTACAGAATCTAAACACAATAAATGTTGATTATTTTTTAACCAATTAAAATTTGATATTTGTTCAGGTTCTATATAATATACATAACCTCCACTAGTTGAATGCAGTACGGATTCTAACCAAGTTTTCTTTGAGTTAGTAGATCCACCTTGATGATAATAATAAGGTTTACTAACACAAAATTGATCATCATCATTTACTGTATCCAGAAATTGTTTAATTTTAACAATAGCTGCATCTGTAAAACGGGCAGGCTGGTTTACATTACAATGTAAAAGATGTAAAAGATCCTTTTTTGATGTGTAATTAGGAGTATTATATGTAGAACTATTTAGTGTACCAAAATATTTTTCTGATACTATTGCAATATCTGCTTTTTCTTTATCTCTAATTACTTGTGAGTCATATTTTTTATTAATAATATTGACTTTTTCTCTAGGTAAAGCTAGATGAGGAAATCTATAAATTTTTGCTGAATTAAGTTTTGATTTATCAAACTCTGGTATATCAATACCATAGAACTTCAGCCAGGCTTCATTCCATTGTTTTGTAATACCAATATATAGTCCTTTATGATGAAAGTCTAGTTCAGATACATCAAATAATTGAGTACCACAACTATCAATATAATTTATAGTTATATCATATAAGTTTTTTGTTACATTTATCATATTACTTCTTTTTTGATTTTAAATATTGCCTATACTCAGGTTTTACTTGAATTTTAAATACATATAGACTTCTATTTTCTATTCTTATTTCTCTTCTGACAATTGGTTCTAGATATCTAAAGTTTTCTTCATCAAGAAGCTCCTTTTCATCCAACCATAAGATCATTTCTTCTGCAGTTCTGTATGAAAAAGAACTAATATCTGCAGTATTTGACCAGTACTGAACATCTTTGTTCCTATTAAATTTATACATGGCATTATCAATACCATTTGCCAGCGTCCACAGTAAATGATAATTAGATCCATAGTCAATAGTTGGTAATATTTTACTAGCTATTGCATTATCCTCATCATTGTAAGAGTTAACTTGTGTTATGATATCTTTTACCAGTTGCTCATCCAATATTTGTTTAGTTGCTGATTGATGCATAACATCTTCAACAGCCATAACAGAAAGTGACTCAGTATCAATTTTATGTGCCAGATTAACAGCCATTCCAGTTAACAACCAGGCATCATAAAGAGTATCATATGTGTCAACAGAACTGCTCCAAAGATTGAACCAATTACTTACTTTATCATCATAAAGTATAAGATTGCTTTTTCCATTAAGCATGGTATCTTTACTATACTTGACACTAGATGGCATACTATTTGACTCTTTAAAAGTTTCATAGTTCCAAATTTTTGCCAGCATAGTGGTGGAATTAATATTATTTCCATTCTGAAAATGATCATGGAAATCATCATGAGTTATGATGACTTCTGCTGCATTAAGATCACTTACTAATGTTATCCCGTGTTCTTTTAGTGCACTTCTCACTCTATCTATAGAAACTGGTGATTTTGGGAGCAAAAATGCTCTCTTCCAGGATGTTTTAAGTTGCTTTGTAGTGCTAGTCTTTATGAGATCCTTTATTGTTTCATATTTAGTTTCAGAATCAGTAGAAATTATAGTCTCTATATCTCCATTGGAGTTAGAACACACCCCATATTCTGGGGTGTCTTCTAATCCAAAGTGTTTTAGAGCATCTTCATTATATTCTTGATATACACTTTTACTCATTATTTTACAGTCATTTTAATTATTTCTGGATTCATCATTAGTTTATTAAACTTTTGCTTGTTTCCATTAAATATAGTTCTCACAACAAGATACTTTAGATCATTATTAAAATGTTCTTTTGTACAAAGAGCAATTAATCTATCTGTAATCTTTTGTGTCACTGAATTTTCTTTAGAATAAACTACAGAATAGTTAGCTAATCTGGTTGCTAAAGTTGATGCAATATCTGCACGATAATTATCTCCTTCACCAACACAACCTTTTAATTCACCTAAGATATATTTCTCATTATCATGAGTTAATAGATCTTTTGGTGTTACCAGTTTATCCAGTTTGTTATTTATAAAGGTAGTAAACATAGATGCAAATGTATCTCCAACAGAACCTTCACCAATTAATTGTATCATACTGAGATTTGATTCAAAATCATCAAAGCTTGATATAGAATTAAAAAAGGTTGTAATAGATCTTGCATTTGTTTCTTGAGTTACAAGTTCAGGATTTAATAATAGAAAGTTAATACATCTTGTATCTATACCTGATTCTTCTGCCCAACGAGCCCACACATCTACATTAAACTTTAAATTTGCTGTGATGTATCTGGTCTTTTGTGCTGAGTCAACAGAATTAACCATATAATCTCCATTATCTGGATTAGCTGTTAACATGATATGCCAATCTTTAGGTAATGTCCAAGAAATATATGTTTGTCTATCAATTAGTTCCATTACTGCTTGAATAAATCTAGTATCTGCTCTGTTCCAATCATCAAGAAGTAAGATACCACCCTCTTTCTTATCAGCTATCCATTCTGGTGCACAATAAGACATTCTGTTTTTACCAGTCATCTTATATCCATTCTTTAGATATTCTTGTACTGCTAGTTCATCTACCCATAATCCAACTTTCTTGATTATTGAGTTTGATTCATCTAGCTTAGCTAAATCTGCTGATGCTGAAGTACGCTGAGCCGCAGTATAAGTAAGTTCATCTATTTTTTTTAGAACTTTTTTCTCTTTATACATTTGAAATTGACGTACAGGAAATCCAACAAGATCTCCTAGTTCCTCTATCTGAGCAAGATTTAATTTTACAAAATTTAGATTATTATCTTTTGCTAATTGAACAACTGCAGAAGTTTTACCAATTCCTGATTCTCCAACTACTTCTATTGCAACAGGTGGTTTAGATTGTTCTTGTAAGAATCTATTATTTATAATAATATGATTTATAAAATCATTTAATTCATCAATGTTTAAATTTACTTGTGCCATTTTTTTAATTTAATTTAATTACTAATCCTGGTAACTCATCGTTGTCTCCTGAACTTGAACTTAAACACCATAAAGTGTTCTTTGGACATTCATCTGGAGCTGGTGCTTCACCATCTGTGCAATATATAAGTGCAGTATATGCACGTTTGTTTTCATTGAAATGATCTACAACTGGTTGAAAACTTGTGCCTCCTCTACCTTTTATTTCCCAATCTTTTTTAGGATTGAATACTTCTACGCCTGCAAGGCTTGCATCACACTGTGCAACACTGATTTTATGCCCTGTCTTATGCATATGGCATAATTCATTATAGAATTCCTTTAATTCATTAGATGATACTGAGCCAGATGTATCCACACCTACAAGAATATGATTCTTGAACTTGATCTTAAGTCCAGGATTTTCTTGATAACGTTTATTATACTTTCTCCGCATCTTCTTGGTGTAAACAATACTAGAATTGCCCACAAACCGTCTTAAATAACCTCTCCAGTCAAATTTAGGAGGTGGTATATTGAGTATTCTACTAATGATTTCTGATAGTTCTCCAGGAATAGTTCCTCTTCTCTTTTCAGTAATATCTGCAGTTTCTTTAAGCTGATGATCAATTTGCTTTTCTACAAGTCTTTTCTCAGCCTCAGTTAACTCATCAAATTCATCCCATGTTTTATGATCATCATAAGGACTATCTCCGGGTGACTCATTTAATATTGCATTTAATGAATCACAGGTTCCTTCTTCAGATGCCTGTTGTAGTAAATAATAGTATACTTTAGTTCCTGCTCTTTCAGGTAAATTAAGTTCAGGAAATGAATCCAATGTTAATCCACCTTCTGGCAATTGTATACTACTTATGTATTGATTAATTTCAAGATCAGCTGCTATGTTAAATAACTTTTTACTTTCAAAACTATCCCTATAAATAAGATGTCCAAAAGAAATATGTAATAGTTCATGTTTTAATAAACCTATTCTTTGTTCATTGTTCAGATTCATAAAGAAATCTGGATTAATTGCTAATTGAACACCTATACCATGTTTACTGACACCCGCTGTTGGAATATCTTTTCTAAATTTCTTATTTAAACCAATAAGAAATAATCCATAAAATGCTTCATTTAATATTAAATTTTTAGAAGCTCTTGATAATTCTTCTGATATATCTACCATTTTAATTCTAATTTTACTTTATTAATAAATGTAAACTCTAAACTTTGAAGAGCTTCTTCTACCATAGTATCCAGTTCTAAATTAATTATCTCTTTATCAAAATCAGTTATATTAAGATTTTTTGAAAAACGGAAAAATAAATTATCCCAGGATAAATCTATTTTAGAACTATCTTTTATTTCTAAAATTGAAAGAATACACTTTTCAAATTTATTTACAAATACCTGTCTTTTTCCATATATTAGACATTTTGCTAATATTACAATAGCAATGTTACTTATATCAATATTCTTGATATTAGAACAAGCTATTTCAAAATCTTCATTAGAAGCAATTAACATTTTCTTTAATTCTTTATACGTTTTTATATCTAATTTTACTTTATTTGCCATTAATCTTCTATTTTTATAGTTTTAATCATCCACTTTGGTTTTGTTTCTGAATGTAGTGCTACTAACCATTCTTTTGCTGATGGAATGTAGTTATTACAATCTTCTTTAACATGTTGTTCTCCAACATACCTTGTATATACAGTCTTTCCTTCACTATTACTGAAGTTTGACCCAAATATTTTTTCTAGTTCAAAGATTCCTTCACTATGATGTCTAAATAATCTATGTTCTGAGTGTCCTACCCAAGATTTAGTTGCATCAAACCACTCATGTATAGGAAGATAATCTTCTAGAACTCCACCAAACTTTCTTACAGAACTTTTAGCATGTAATAAAGGATGAGCCATTATATAAAGATTTGTTCATTCCAGGAAGTGCTATCTATGCATCTTAAATGAAGATCCATCTCATAGCTATTATGTTCTAAATTTATTGTTAATGTACCATAACCACCATCATTATTAATCCAATCTCCTGTAGAATCTGCATGCTCATGAATAATTTGGTAAAATATATCATCTAACTTTCTTATTGTTTCTCTTGTGTTTATTATTTTTGTATTGTGATCATAACTGACTACTTCATCAATACCACCATCATCTCCTGATCCAGAGAAAGCAATTTCTATAGTGTGCACATCTTTATCTTTTAGGCACATCATCTCCAACCTTTGTTCTAGGGTCAGTTTTCTTTTTAACTTTTTTTTTGTTTTCATAGTCTTCAATTTCTATATAAACTCCAGGTTCTTTTTTATCATAATGAAATGGTTTAAATGCAGGTATAATAAATTCACAGTTATCATCTTCAATCCATTCATGCTCCACCATATCATCTTGAACTGTCTGAGCTGGATTTATATAATCAAATTTATGTTTTGAACCTCTTATAAACCTGAATGATACTGTGACAGGCTCTTCATACTTTGAATATGTCTTGATAAAAGAATTTTTAAGCTTTTTATATAGAGCTTTAGTATCCTTTCTATACTTCATAACAGCTTTACTTGAGATGAAATACTTACCTGTCCATCTTCTACCATTCTTTGAACTTGGTACATTACCTGGTATAAACCATTTCATTTTAATGTTTTTTTAAGGATTGAACTTAGATTTTCATGGGTTTTCTTGAATCCATGTTCTTTTACAGAATCAGATACATCTTTACTTAAGTCTGGAATAGTACCTTTTATAGCATACTGATCATGATACTTTTGTACAGCTTTCTGACCTGCTTTATCATTATCAAATAGAGTGATCACTTTCTTATACTTCTTACATAAATTATCAATGATATAAGCTTTAATTATTGTGTTCTCACTGTCTGGTGCAATATACTCTGCATTATAACTAAAATGTCTCAGAGTCATTATGTCTTTAAGTGATGAACATATGATTAAGTAAGGTTGATTGTATTTAAGTTGATCTACCCCCTGAATATGATGGAATGCTTTAATAAATTTATGCTTCTTTTGTAAAGGTTGGTATACTTTATAAACTTTCCCACTTTTATCAAAATAACCATATATTTGAGAGCCTCTTATAGTAATGGTTTTAAGTTTTCCATCTTCTTCTTTAGACATCTTATAATACTCTAAAGCTTTTACATTATATTCAAAAAGAATTGATGTTCCTATACCAAATTGTAACCAGAAATCTCTATCATTTGAATTCCAACCTCTTGATTTAGTAAAATCAATTTGATATTTGGAATATTTTTTAAAATCTGATTGTTCATAACTTCCATGTTCAAGGACATATGAGTTAAAATCTTGTATAATTTTAAAAACTGCTTCTGAATAAGTATTTACATCACTGTACAGTTCTTTTATTAAATCAATTTTACTACCATATTTTCCACTAGAGAAATCTTTAAACTTATACTCACCAGATTTGTCATCCATAAAGATGCACATACTTGGTGTTCTCTCAGAAGGATTAAATATTGATTTAATTTTTATGTCTTGTCCTGCCAATTTTTCTGGTAGATCTAAATAATACTCAAATACCCAGGTACTTGGGATTTGTACATCTGTTACTATTAAATTTTTTGTAGTTAGCATATTGTAAAATAAAAAGAGGGACTACAATTTAATGCAATCCCTCTTTATTTTATACTTAACAGCTATTAGAGTTCAAAATCTGAGCCATTATTACTTGATTTTGGTTCAAATGAAGTAACATCATCCTTTTTCTTGATAGGTTTAATGTGTTCTTCCTTATTAAATTCTAGCAATCTAGAGTTCTCTTTACCAACAGCTTCCAAAGGAATACCATCTTTACTCATACGTGGTAAATAAAGATCATTATTTATATAACCTTCTTTATTCTCCCACTCACGTCCAGCAATGCATGCATTAAAAAAATCAGAAGAACCTTTACTTGATGTAAACAACTTATTAGCCTCAACCATAAAGTCAAAAATGTCTTTAACTTCAATTGCATCAAGCTCATCTCTACAACCAAGTACCTCAGAAAGATAAATCATTGACTTTAGTACCTCAGTATCTCTGGAAATTTCTCTTCCACTTGGAAGTTTAGCATCCTTATAAGGCCATGGTCCAAATCTTACTCTTCCAACTTGTCCTTCATATCTTGGAGATTTTTCATTAGTTGGGTCCGTTAGGAACCCTTCAAACTCACCCTCCACTGGCTTAGTTTCTACGTGCAGAAGAATATTATAAGCTTCTTTATCATATGGTGTTTGATCAAAAGTTATATTATTAATCCTGATCTCATGATTTCCTGGATCAAGAACAGGTCTTACTTTACCACTTCCTGCGGTCATGTCTTTTGTACTTAACATAGTTTTGTTTTTAGTTGTTGTATTCATTTTTATAGTTTTTGATTATTAATTACTCATTTTCATACATAGCTATCTTGCGATTGACATAGTCAAAGCAATTTGGTATAAATCTGTCATCAAACATACCAGCTGGTGATTTACAAGTATTTTCTCCGTTGGTTTGTGTGTCAAACCCATATTTAAAAGAACCATCATCTTCTTTGATGACTCTTCCAAAGAGAACAATAGTGAAAAGTCCTTCCAAAGTTAATGAATTATCTATCATTTTCCCAACAGTTTTGGCTTTAACTTTGCGGTGTCCATTGACATCCGTTGACTCCTCAGAATGAGTTAAATAATACACATGAAGATCTTCTCTCATGTCTTTTGGCAGTTTAGAAACTGATGCTATATTGGTAGCAATATCAGTGAATTTATCATAGCCCTTTTCTTTGGACCTATCAAAATATTCAAAACTTGCCATATATTGAAAATCATCAATGATGAGATTCTTAATTTGAGGCATATTTTCTTCTACATGCTTCATAGCTCTTATTATACCATTTGCTGATGAAACAGAACTTATATTACCTTTAGGATTATCCTTTGATATTGGTGTATAATTCTTTTTCCATCCTTTAAAGGGTAATGCTTTACCAGCAACATTTATAATAAAGGTTTCTTTAGGATCTAGCTCTCTAATTGCAGTTGATTTACCTGCTCCTGAGTCTGCAATAATTAAAATTGATTGTGCCATTTTATTTTTGTTTTAAATAATGTGTCATAATTACTAATTGATCATATATCTTTTCAAGCTGGTCCTCTACATTAGAATTAGAGCTTGGTTTTAATTCATCTAATGATAATATATTCTGAATTTGTTTTTTAACTCCATTTCTAGAATTAATATCACTTATTACTTGTAATTCACCTACAGGTATAATATGTCTCTGAAACCCTGAACTACTTTCAATTAATTCATATTCTTCTTTCCAATGTTTATTATATTTCCATAGATACAATGTTCTCTTAGGGTCTTCAGACTCATAGTCTATACTTACAAATTCTGTATAAATACTATTTCCTTTTTCTAGTTCACTTGGAAAAAAGCTTATATGCAATTCATCTTTTCCTGATGGTCTATAAGCCATTTTTGGAATATATACAGAATTAGACATATCTGTACTGCTAAAGTAATTTTCATGTTCCACATGAAGATCTTTAACTTTTTGTTTACGGTCTTCTGGTGTCATTTTTTTTTCTTTTGTACTAATCATCTTCTTATTTGTTGAGGAGGTGTATCCATTTCAGATATCTCCATTTTTTCAAATTGTGCTTTAAAGAAACTCATTCTTGTATCTCCATTTCTAGCTTTTAAAAAATGCATAATTAATGTTCTATCATCTTCAATAATATACCTATCTGGTCCATAAAACTTAATCTTTTGTTTGGCCGGTCTATTAAGACCTATTAAAGTATCAGCATGTTGTAACATTGCATCTGAACCAAATATATCTGATTCAAGTACATAATTACCATATTTACCATCTGTTGCTCTATCTGGATTATCTATATTTCTGTTTAGTTGTGATAGACATATTATCATGCATGGATATTGTCTTTTTATTTCAGTAAAGAATTCACCTAATTCAAATAACATATCTATTCTATTATTTTGATAAGGTGCTCTTTTTACTAATATACTATGATCTAATGTTATCATAGTTTTTTCTTTATGCTCATTAAAATACATGTCTACTTGTTCACGCATTTGATTCACTGTCATTGGTCTCCCAATAACATCTACGGGATGTCCCACTCTTTCTTTTGCATATTCATGACATTTATTAAAAGTATCAGCAGTTAATATACTACCTGCACTACACAATTCTTTATAAGTTTTTCCAGTTATTGATGAAAATTCTCTAATTGCTGAAGTTCTTCCTACCATTTCAAATTGAAATTGTAATACTCTAAAATTATCATCTGGATTTAATACAAATGATTCTCTTATAATCTGATCTTTAATTAAAGTCTTACCAGATCCCGGTCTGCCTCCAATTACAGTGAGAGTATTCCATTCTAATCCATCTGTTGTAGCATCATTAAACTTAGGCCACGGAGTGTATATAGATTTTTCTTCTCCATTTTGCCTATTAAGCATATACTTTAGAGCTTCATTGAAAGATGTATGTTGTCCTTCCCATTTTTTTATTACCTTACTCATACTACTTTCTCTTTAAAGGATTGATCATCTGTTTCTACACCTTCCTCAATCATATCACAATAGTCTGCTAGTTCAGAATGTTTTACTTTGTTCTTATCTTCTTTTGATATAAAATATTGACTAGTTTTCATATACATATATTCTTTATCTTCATATTCATTCACATATTGAGCAGTTGCTTTTAGAATTTGTTCCCAGGAATAATCATACTCTTCAAAAAACCATCTAAAGGATTTTTCAAGAGTTTTTATATTTACTCTTGCAGGTTTACCACTAGGTAACTTCCTTGCAGGAAATAGAACTCTATATTTTTGTATACTTTCAAGAAAAGCTTTACCCATTAATTGAGAATTGGTTTTCTTTTTAGCTTTTATAAAATAATTATCAAAGATTCTAATCAACTTTTCACCTTTAATGGTTATACTTACTGATCCATCATGATTTACTTTTGTAAGATCTTCTACTAATAATCCCTTAATCTCTAAATGTTGATTAAGTGTGCCATTTAATGAAATCTTATTTTTAATCCCAAATAGCAGTAGACATTGATTTGGTGTTATCTTGTTTTTCAGCATCATCTGAAATAGTTCCCACATAGTGATTTTTTTTAGAAATTAATATATTTAAAATTGACCAAAAATATATATCTGTAAATTTTAAATTATTACAGAATAAATAGTTCTCTGCTTGTTTAATAGCATGTATGGTACTGGCGTGGTTTCTTTTTATATAATTAGCTATAGATACTTTAGTAAATCCACTTTTATGAGCGATATGCTGGAAAGTTTGAGAATATCTTGTAAATTTTGTAGTTCTAAGTCTATTCTTAAATGAAGTTATATGAAAGAGTGTTGGCTCATCCATATGCATTTTAGCAATTACAATAGATTCAATAAATTTTAAAGACTTTTTATGATAGCAAAATTGACTTTTTGTTGAGCCTATCTTTATATCAACAGAAAGACCATATTTATGTTCAAAGTTCTCTATGAATTTTTGAACATCATTGATCATTTCCAATAAATTCAGATTGGACATATGTTGGTTTTGAATGTTAACAAATATAAGAAATTTTTACCATATTATTGGTAGTTTATCTCTCTTTTTAAGCTCTTCATTTACGTCACTGAAGACGTTTTTACAATCCCATTCTCCTCCTTTATAAGCAGCAGATGCAGGATGTGCAACTTTAAATATTTTTTGTTTATCAAGTAATGGTTCCCATTCTTCTGCTTTTTTACCCATAAGTATGAATATTCCATCAAAATTATGATTAATATGATCTAGTAATTGAGTAGTGAAAGGTTTCCATAGATCATAATGAGATCCAATATTACCTATTTGTGTAGTTAATGCTGTATTAATTGGAAGCACTCCTTGTTTACACCATCTTTTTAAATCTGGATTACACTTATCCCAGTTGTCCCCGTGTAACGCCTTAAAAATAAATTGTAAGGATTTTTCTGGTTTTCCTTTAATGCTGCAGCTAAATGCTATACCATCTGCAGTATTTAGTTGAGGATAAGGATCTTGACCTATAATAAATACATTTGTATTGTTATATGATGTTGATTCAAATGCATTAAAAATGTATTTTAGTGGTGGAGTAAATCTGAAACCTTCATCTACTTCCTTACGTAAAGTAATAATAAGTTCACTAAAGTCTGAACTGTTCATGAAAAATTTAAGTGCTTTACTCCATTCACTTATTTCTAATTTTTCAGTAAGTTTTTCACGAATATAATTTACTTCATTATTCATAATTTAAATTTTTATATATTTGTAAAATGAAATTTCCATTTTTATCAATAGAAGAATTAAATAAAGCTATTAAATCTCCGGGTCTCCAGAAATTAAAGCTAGAAAATAATAAAAGTTTTATAAAAAAATTACAAGCTGTTTATGACAACCAAGGAACTTAAAAAATCAATAATCCCTGATCCAAGTAAAGTATTAAAAGATCTAGAAGTAAATGCAAGTTATATAACTAATCTTCAACAAACTTTAATATTAGTATTATCAACTGCAACAGAAGCAAAACAAATAACAGATTGTTATGCAAAAATCAATGATCTTTCTAAAAGAATGGCAGATAAAGATAAAGATAAAAAAGAAGATCAGCCACCTCTTTCATTTTCTACTTTTGAGACTTCTGTTTTTACATTAATAAGTTTTACAGCTTATTTAAGAGACCAAGCAATTAAACAAAAAGCTGTATTAGAATTTGAAGGTGATCTTGATATAAAAGATTATAAAGCTAATATTGAATCTTTAATATCAGCATCTCCTGAAAATATTGATGAAGAGATGGGTAAGCTTGCAAAAAAGATGACAGATGCTCTTACTAAAGTTAATACTACCTCAAATTAGTATTACTAAAATCACCATATTCTAATAAAGCTTGAATTACTAAATTTAATTCATCCTTATCACAATCAGCAAAGGATTTACAGTATTCTGTTTTATTTTTTACCATACATAGGCCTGCTTTTCTTTTAGTTAGTAATTTTACTTCTTCAAAAGTATATCCTAACACATTAGCCAGCTCTTTAATCATGACATGAACTTTAGCTAGTTGTGCATTAGTCCCTTTTTCACTAGAAACACTAACAAACATTTCTACTTTAGTTCCTTCAGGAAGTTCTTCTATAAATTTATTATATCTTTTTTCCTGGGTCTTTATATTGTATTCTAACTTTCCACTTTTTTTAGTAAGATTAGCCTGTATATTATCTTTCATCTTTTTTTTTATAATTTTTTATTTGATCTCTTATATAACATGCTTCTTCATATTGTTCCAACTCTAATGCTTTTTTAAGTGATATATATAAAGCTTCTTTTTCTGTAATATTAGATTTTGTAATTTGTATTGTCTTATTAGTTTCATCAAAAGGAAAACCTTGTTGTAAACCAAATGTTATTAAATGATATAAAGTATTTCTTAAATACTCTGTATGTTTATCTATTTGTCTTTGATTTCTCATAAACATTATTTTTTTACCTACCATAAAGCCTGAAATAAAACATAATATTCCACCTGTTATAATACCTATAACTATCATACTTTTTTAGGTTTAACTTTATTATAGTTTATTTTTATTATTTCTTCTTCAGCCCATTCATAAGCTTGTTTAGGATCTTCAAATCCACTCTTACATACATCAGTAACCCAGGCTGTTTTACCCTTTATATATATTGCAGCTATCCATACTGTAGATTTTATTTTAGATAGTGGACTTACTTGAATCCAATATCCTTCTTTTACCAAGTCCATTAGTTTATCACATACAGTCCAACTACCTGTTGGGTCCCATGATAAGTTATCTAACATTTCTTCCCGTTGTTGCATAAATAATTCTTTCATTTTTCCCATCATTTTGGATTTAAAGGATTAAAATATTTAATTTTATCTGAGTCAAGATCTTTTAATGCAGACTTAACCCATTTTTCATCCACAGTGTCTTTATAAGACAAAATATGACAGGTTGCCTTTTGATCAGGATTAAGTCTTAACAATCTACCTATTCTTTGTGATGATTTTCTTTCATTTCCATATGAATGCATTATTATACCTTGTTGTAAACCAGGAATATTAACTCCTTCACTTAGTTGCAATACACATGATAATTTATCTATTCTACCATCAGAAAATAATTGAAGATTATCTTCAGATTCTGAGTTGCCAGAATGATAACTATGAGAACATACTCTATCAGCTTGTTTGTGAGTATTTGCAAAGATTATACACTTTTGACCTATGTTTTTAATTAGACCTTTCATATAATTTTCTTTGGTTTTATAATCCATTAATCCTCTCATTCTCATTATAGATGCAAACTGCTTCTGTTTTTGAGTTTGAGCATCATATACACGTCCAGTATAATATTCATAGTCTTTATGTTCTGAAGTATACCATTTCTTATCTTCCTTAGTTTTTTTAGATAATGTCTGAAGTTTAGATAATGTTAATTCATGTACAATTATTTGATAATCATTTAAAATATCTTGATCTGTAGCTTCATCTACACTAAACGTGTATACAATAGGACAGTATTTATCTACTAGTCTGTATTTTTCTGATCCACGTCTTTGTGGTGGTGTACCAGTAAGTCCCACAATCTTTCCTTTAAATTCAGATAAAAATGGTTCATGTGTCTCTAATAAACTATGACATTCATCCAAATACACTATATCAAAATCATTAGGATTATATTTATTTATAGAAAGATAAGTGCTGAATGTTATATGTTCTGTTAATCTTAAACCCATTTTTACAAGTTCATCAGTCCAAGATTGAAATATTGATTTCTTTGGAGCAACTACCAACACTTTTAAAAATGGTTGATAATTTTTCTGCATATGTTGAATTGCTATCCTGGTTTTACCCACTCCCATAGAGATACCTAATCCACATCTATTATGCTTTAATGTCTCTTGTAAAGCTGCTTCTTGTACTATTTCTTGATTGCTCATAATTTTTCTCCTTTATATTTTTCTATTTTATCTGGTTGATATTTATTCATATAATCTAAGAATGCTTCTTCTATTGTTTCTCCTTTGCCTACATTAGCATCACCATTAAAGTAATTTCCTTCACTCCTATTAAAACAGAACCAAGCTTTTTTATAGAAACTGTAATGAAATAATACACTATATAAATCTATTCCAAATATATCTTCAAATTCTGTCATTGTTTATTATTTTAAAATTAGTAGCGGGTATAGGATTTGAACCTATGACCTTCAGGATATGAGCCTGACGAGCTGACCACTGCTCTAACCCGCTTAAACTATTCTTTACAAAAGGGATTTTCTTTGTCTGATCCAGTAAGTTTCATATATATTAATTGACTTCTAAAAGCATCTATAGCTTGTTTATAACCTGCTAATGCAACAATAAGTTGTCTTGTATCTCCAGATTCTTGATACTTTTCATATTGATCATCAGCTATAGCTAAAGATCTTCTTCTAAGGTCTCCTATAGTTTTAGTTTCTTTTGTAGATTTTACTGATAACTTATTTTTCTTTTTTGTTGTCATTTTCTTTCTTTTTTATTGATAATAGTTCTCTCCATATATTAAGTTGTTTCCTTTTTAATTCTATTAACTCAAGTGGAATATCTTTTCTGGTAAGAATAGTATCTCTGTATAGATTATACGCTATATAATGATCAGAATTTAATTCATATGTTCTATTTTCTTCATTTGACCGCCATTTTCTATGATATAATTTATGACGTTTAGTGTAACCTGGAGAATTTTCACTATAGGTCTTATAATATTTTTTATAACATTTAATACATTGTGAGGTTAATCCATATATTCCACTCTTCTTTTTATAAAAATCACTAAGAACTTTTTCTTCTTTACATGTAAAACAAATTTTAGTTGTAACACCAGAAAGAGGAAATCTACGAGCATTTGCACATTTTTTACATTGTGATGTACAATTATCTAATTGACGCTTATCAGAATGAAAATTATCTAAAGTTTTAAGATTATGACAAGCTATACATTTTTTTCTAAGAGAGATCTTCTTCTTCACAACATTCATTCTCTTCTCCTTTCCCTGTATAACCAAAGCCATATTCTTTGGCTTCTTGTATATGATCATGTATAAAACTATGACATTGTCTACATGCTGCTACCCAGGTGGTTATGTCTAAATGATACTTACCTCTTCCTTTCTTATGATGAATATCTGTAGCTTGTAAACCACAATCACCTACTTTTATCTGACACATTGGGTGCTCAAGAAGGAAGTCCTTCCTGAGTTTTGTATAAGCTCTATTGGTCTTGGCCATTTTCTTTGATACTTTTCTCATTTTACTTGTAAATAATTTTTAGTTAATAATCCTTTTCCCATAAAAAAAAGAATAACATCTTCATACTTAATTCCAAGATCCTTGAATGATATAGTATTTTTATATAGATCACATGTATTTTCTACAGGTATATCTAAAATATTTTTTGCAAGTTTACTATTATGAAATACTTTAAATACTTTATTAGCTGATCCATTGCATATTACTTGTTTCCAAGCATTAAGTTCTTTTTGACCACGAGTCCATACTTTTCTTATTCTTCTCTTTTTATCCCAATGCATTTTATTCAGATCTTGTTGATTGTAGACATTTATACCATGAAGAACTCTTTTAAACAGAAAGTGTTGGTAAGGATTTAATTTTGTATAAATTATAGTTTGTTTTGGTTCTTTGACATATAACTGATACTCACTTAATATACCCAGGTACATATATTTTTGTTCTATATCAGTTGTTCTAAGATTTTGCTTTAAGTTTTTGAGTGAATTTAATTGGTTTTTAGTGAACATGAGTGTGGGTTTAGAGGGTTATAAAGATAGTAAATTTAATAAGTTTAAAAAAATGGGCAGCTCAATTAAGAACTGCCCATTATAGAGCTTTTGGGGTAGTGTTCATTACCAAGGTGCTACCTTGAACCTTACTCTAATTTTTATAATTCAAAGGATTCATCTTCTTTTTCTTCCACCTCTTCTAATTCTTCCACTTCTTCCACCTCTTCTGTTTTCTCCTCTTCTTCAATATTCTCCTTGATTTTCTCAAGGTCTTCTGCACTTATAGTTACAGCCTTATCTGGTTCATCAGCATCTTTAGCTACTGAATCAACTCCTTGAGCTTCTTTAATAGCATCCCCATTTGTATGAGGTATAAGACAATCTTCCTGAAGCCCTGAAGCATCATAGAATGTCTTTCTGTAAATTGGCTCACCATGTGAACAACATACAACACCTGTTTCACCAGCTATTTTAAGATCTCTATCAGGTTCATTTGTACTAAATGGTTCAGTTCCCTCTCTTACAATGATTTGACCTGGTAAGCTTTTTTGCTTTGCTATACCTATGGCATTCAAATCTTCAACAGTACCATGAATTAATGTACTTAAAACTGAACTTTTTACCCAACCACTAGCTGAAAATGCTACTTTTTCTTGAGTTATTCTAACATGTCCAAATTCTGGATTGTTTTTAGATTGACGGATTACATTACCCAATTCATCAGGCTCAATTGTTACCTTGTTTTTCATTTGTTTTGATTTTTGATTAATAAATGATTAATTATTCTTCTCTATGGAAATCTTCATCCTCTCTCTTTTGTTCTGAATCAATATCAGTAAGATCAGGTTCAATTTCATGATCTAATTCAGGATCCTTATACTTATTTTTAATATTAAAGGGCTGAAAAAAAGGATTATTTGTTTCTATAGAGTAACTTGAACTTAAACCAATAAGTTCATGAATGTCATTATCATCAAGCTCAAGATATTGCTCAATAGACAATTCAATAATTTTACCATTAGAGAGTTGGTAGATCATTTGTTAATCTTTGAATTCTTCAAAAATAACAAATTAATTTACCTAATTATAGTTTAAATCTTTAACGGTTTAAAATAGAATGCAGAAATATAGCTATCATTAAACTTGATTGTTATGTTTCTTACATGAGTCTTAATAGTTTTCCCTCACGTTTAATATAGTTCTTGTTTTTTAATTCTTGTATACTTCTATCCACTGTTCTACAACTTACTCCTCCTGTATCAGCAAGAGTTGCTATAGAAGGATAACAAGTTCTACGTTTATTTGCATATACGCACAACATGCTGTAAATGGCTTTAGCTTGAAGTGATAATTCTGGATCTGTTATTACGGCATGTGATATAATTCCAAATTTATATTTTTTTGACATGTTTTCTTCTTACTATAGCAATAACTTCTTCAATAGTCTTTACCTTTTCAAGATCTGGATCATTAAAATCATATTTTATATTGAGAAACTTTCCAAAATTATCTTGGGTAGGTCCTCTTAAATAATAGTCCTCTTTTTCTTTATTCAATAATTGTACTGAAATTTTAGCCATTTTTATTGCAACTTTTTATATGCCCTTATTACATTTTCTTGTTTTTCTATTTCAGTTTCAGTAGCATATGGATCATCATATAAATATTGTAAATGTCTTTCTAGTTTTTTTAAAAAATTATCGTGTGGCATTATTTTTAAGTTTAAAATATTTAATTGAATCTACATTTGGTAATAACTCTAAGTCAGAACTAGCTATTTCTTCTGGTATTATTTCTAATATCCATTTACCAGCTTTGTTTTTCTTTAAAATGAATAAATCAACTTTAAACTGAGAATAGTATGGATTAAATTTATCATCATCCCAACTACTATCATTTGTTATTTGTCCATAAATTCTATCATCTTTATGAAGTAAACCAAAGTCTTTCATTATATCCTTTTCATATATATCACCAGCCCAATAATTTTTAGGAGTTGCTACTACATAACAATTTCTATAAAATGGTTCATATACTGTTTTTTGAAGACTCATATTTATTAATAATTCTACTTGACTTGAAGTAAAAACATGTGTTATCATTGATTTAATTATATCCTTATTTACAAGTCCTTTAGTAAATATAGGATCAATAATATGATCTACAACTTTTACAGATAAATTATATTTCTCTTTTCTACTCATACTATTTCTTTTTAATTATTTCCATCTTGAATTTCCAGAATATAATACGGTTGAAAAGATGTAATCCCCCTGGTGTATCTACTTGTACCTTCAAACGATTACTATCTTTACCCTTTCCTCTATTTTTCCTTATTCTTATCATAATGATTTAGTTTTAATATTTTATATTTTTCACTTCAAAATAAATATGTTTAGGTGCTTTATTAAAATATTTAAATAATGCTGGACATAACCATACATTTAATGATCCAAAAGGAGTATCATATATATAATTAGTCCCCACTGGTGCTTTTATAGAAGATCTTTTTATCTTAAAATTATGAGTGGGAAAACTTTCTTTAGAAAATACTAAAGTACATCTATCAGCATCTTTAGTTACATGACTTAACATTGTATCTGCTCCTGCAACAAATGGTTCTTTAACTAAATCTACATCAGGATCATCAAAAACCCATTGATCAAACCACATATATGGATGAACTATATTAAGTTGATTACCTGTTTTATATTTTCTCTTAAATAATTTTTCTAGTATATTCATGATTTTTATTTTATAGTTAATAAAGTAAGAGAATACTGCTGTATTATACACTTACGTCTCAAAAGAACAGTATTTCTTACCCCTCCACTCACTCTTCTCTATCTTTTTGTTTCAAGTATTTCTCTCTCTTTTATATACTTGTGTTGTTTGTACGACACTGATGGCGTCTTTTCTAATGAAACAATAACTTTTTGTATGTTTTCTATATATAATGCTCCTATTTCTAAAGAAATTGTTTCATTATGCATATCCTCATCTAACCATTCAATACAATCTTCTAATGTATTTATCTCTTCATAAAATGGATTTATATACATATCTGTTTTTTGTATAATTGGTTGATGATATGTTATTTGAGCATTTACAGCTAATGCTACTAATGTCATTATACTAAAAAATAGTAGTGCTGTAACCAAACCTTTTATTGAATCTTTCATATTATAAAATTTTTAGACATGTTTAACATAAAACTATCTGGATAACCATTTAAATATTTTTTAATTATATCAACATTAGAGTATTTCAATTTTTCTCTAAGTGTTTTATAAAGTTCTCCTAGTTTTTTTAATTCATTAATATTATCAAAGTGATTATTAAATTTCACCTCATTTTTACTAGTTTTATACATAATTGTGTATTCATTTCCGTATATAACTATTTTTGGATTAGCATCTATATCTATAAACCATGTATTCCATGGACCACCTGTTGAAACTTTTGTAGTGTTAGGACAAACTTCTTTTCCAAGTATTGTTAATTTTTCTCTTAACCATTTAGGAGTATTTCCACGTTTATGATATGTTGTATTGGTCATATGTTTATCAATATTATATTCTTGATGTACAAAACCACTATAATAAGCATTAGTTACATTAATTATTCCTTTATCAGTCTCAATCCCATTACAAAAACTAACATCAAATGAATGACCTTTAAATAAACAATTTCTTCCGCCCTTTACTATACTTTGATAATCATCAAAACAAGCTTCTATTTTTTTAAGTTTTTTCTCTAACTTTTTCATAGTTGTTTTAAATTATTATTTATGGAACATCTACAGTAGAAGGATCAGGTAAACCTAATAACAATTCATTATCTCTCTGTACTCTTTCTCTAAATTGCTCTGTTTTACGATCATATACTAAACCTTTGTAAGTCAGTATTTTTGCTCTTATTTCTCCTTCTCTCTCATCATCATCAGGCCAGTAACAATCTGTAGTATCAGTTTCCCAATGAACTGCAGCTTCAATTAATCTCCTCATATTAGGTTCAAAATCCTCATCTTTGTTATGACCTATAAATACCCTTTCTAATATTTGTGCAGCTTCTTTCTTAGTCATCTCAACACCCTGTTTTTTTCCTTCATCAAGAACTTCCTGAGCAGTAATAACAATCATTACTTTATTATCTATCATCTGTACTTTCATAACTCTATACTATTTTTTATTAGTTCTTTCTTTAGTTATATGATATTGTAATAATATTGTACTAATCACAATACCAACAATACTTAAACATCCTGCAATAATGAAAACTTCAATGTTTATAGTACTTGCTAAAACAGTTAAAAAAATAAATATAAATATAGGAATCAATAAAAAAATCAATTTCTTTTCCATAATACTATTCTTTAAATTTAAATCTTACTGCTACAAATGGTAATACAATCATTAAACCATGATCATATGCTGCATAAAATCCAATTCCTTTTACAAACTCAAGTTTAATTGTAGGAATTATATCTATATCCATCTTATATGCCTGGATAAATGCTATAACTGCAGCGATATGGAATATTATTACTATTAAAATAAATGTAGGTATATCAGTTACTACATCTATTGTTCCTAACAATAAACCAATATCTATAACTGCTAACATTGCAGGCATTACTATTAAATACAAAAATTTATATAGTCTCTTCATTTTTCTTTAGTTTTATATGTTTAGTCACTGATTTTTTATATACTTCACCCTTCCTATTTTTAATTCCAGGTTGCTCAGTTATTTCAACTATTTGTTTATAATATTTATTTCTTGAAATTTCAATAATCTTTTTTGCTATCATTTTTTCTATTTTTATGAAATTCTTCATCAATTTTTTGCAAATTATCCATTAGTTTAGCTTCACTTCTCTTTTCTTTGGCTTCTTTAGGCTTATCAAAGATCTCAAAGGCTAATGCTTCTTTTCTTAGATGTTCTGCCATTTTTTGAAATGGTGTTTTTCTACTCATACAAATATTGGTCTATTATAAAATGGGTTTATATCATTCATTTATTTTCTTTATTGAGGTTACATTAATTGGAGTAAGATCATCAAAATAGATAGTATATAAAAAGCCACCCTGTTTTTTTTGTTTTTTACTAACATCCTCCCAATGTAAAGAATCCTTCCAAATTGGACTGTCTTTTACATTCTTCCTAATATTTTTATCATCAATAGATGAAAATACTTGTTCTAGCATTAACTTTTTGGTTTTCATAAATTTCTGGTTTTAAAAGGTTAGAATAAAAGGTTGAGTGTTGGCCTTTAGTATTATCATTCTGATCCTTTTCAAGATCTTACACACACACTGCATTACGGCAGGTAGATAATATGTTCACGTGAAGTGAAGTTCACGCTCTCTTTACAATTGGGGTCATAGATTCCTTTTCTTACTAACTTTCTTCCCAGAATTAACAGAATGGCTTCTGCTAGTTAAATAATACTCATTCCTCTCATCATCAGCCTTGCGAGCTTCTAATGCCTACATATTTCAGCAGGATAAGAACATTGTTGCCTTTAGTGGCATCCCAAAAGTCTCCAAGTTATTTTGCTTTTTATCTAAATTACTAAAATTTAGTTTAAAGGTTCCAGGTAAATGACAGAAGACACTTAGAGTTTATATAATCATGCTACCTTTGGGGTAGTTTAGACTATAACTCCTATCTGTTTTAAGCTGCCAAGCCTACTCACTACGATACATTTAACATCAGTGTATTTCTACAACCAAATCAAAATGTCAGTTGATTACAGCTTCACATCCGGCAAGATGTTACTACCATAACTTATCACAATTCTTATTGATGTTTCCATCTCAATCACCAGCCTGTCTGATGATCTATATCTCTAGCAACCTGTAGGCCCATTCCAAGACATAGATATTGTAATACTCTTCAGTGAAATGCAAGTAAACTTACATCCCCAACCTTGTGCCTTATACACTTAGTCAGGTTTATCCCATTACTGGTTTATCCTTAAGGCCACGAGAGCTGACCTATTACCCCGAAGGGTTATTCTTTATTCTCTAGTTTGTTCATTACACCATTGACATTCATGAAATCTATCACATGTACATTCAATAATGCCATAATTAACTGAATCTAATGCTGCATCACCATTTAATAATGATACATCTATAACATCTACAATTCTACAAATATCCTTATCTTTATCCATATATTTCTATTTATTATTAATTTAAACAAACTTCAAATTTATGAAATTTAAAAGTTGGTACATAAGTATCTTCATCCTCCTCTATTTCCAAATACTCTCTTGTCATTTCAATTAAACCCATTTCACTTGCTATTACAGCAAGTGGTTCACTCTTAACACAAGCCTTTATTATTTCTTCAGTAGTTGGTCTCTTGAAATCATATTTATCATCCATATGATGCTCACCTGTACTATTATACCAACCAAAATTACGGTTATTAGAAGTAAGATATTCATTACCTTCTGTCTCTGCAAAAATATCACCTGCAATATAACCATCAGCTATACCCACTTCTTCACCCTTGTATATACAAAAGGGATTTCTATTTATAAGTTTAAAAGTTCCTTTTATTTTTATCATTTTTAGGGAGATTATTTGTTATTTCTTTTATTTTATCTTTAACCCACGTATTCTTCTCTTTCTTGCATTGATCTTTTATTTGTATTACTATGACGGTTGTACATACAATAAGTGTAACAACAGTAAATGTAACAAAAACAGGTATTATTCCAAAAGCTCTCTCTAAACCTGCTACTCCAAGAGAACCAATTAAACTTATTATTAATAAAGTTCCAAAGAACTTACCCCAATCAGTTGGGTTATCCATTTTAAGCTTTTTCATAATATTTAGTTTTAAGGTTCAACCTGACCACCATAATCAGAACAATGTTCTATACGTAAAGGACGAATTTCATCAAACACATCTTCTATAAGCTCCTCAATCTTATCAATAGCTAAACTTACACTACTTGATTTAATATTTGAAGAATCATTAGCCTCCTTTAATTTCCATTTAGTTTCTTCTAATGATCCAATTGCTGTACTAAATACATCATCTAATTTTTCATATTCTACTACTGTCATGATCTTTAATTTTAAAAATTATGTTATTGAATCTCCACTTCCTATTGCTTTTTTATTGATGACACCTGCTTCCACAATATCTTTCTCAAAAGCTATTACCTCATCATCATAGCTGTCCCAATTTGGTTCAGGTTCAATTGTATGATCTTTAACTATATAAACTACTGGTTTAGCATACCATTCATCAGTTGGCAATTCAAAAGCATCTCTTAACTCTTGATCATTAATAGAACAGTTAATTTGATCAACATATTCTCTAACCATTCTCCCTAAAGCTTTTACAGCACCATAATGCTGTGTTTCAAATCTATCTAACCTATCTCTAGCAGATACTACCTTCTTTGGATCAGC